CAGTTTATAAGTTATTCACGGTCAGCATATTTATTTTATATCGACCTTTAAATCCGGGTATGTCGAACCATTCCACTCTATTTTCTCCTCTCCGCTTCTTCTCTGAAATAGTTTTTATAAAGATATAAAATACTTTGACCCAAACTCCTATCTATAGGGAATTTGAACCATCGATATTCTCTTTTTGTTAGACTCAAAACTCTTAGTTCTTGGATTTCTTTGCATATATCTGGGTATTCTTCCATCATCATTTCATAGTATAATTGTAATTGGCATTGTGTTCTGAACATGTCTAATCCACTAGAAGTTTTCCAATCTATCATACATATTTTAGACTCATCATCTACATCTGTTTTTATTTTGGCAATACAGTCTATAATTCCTTTACATGCTAATTCTTCTGAGATAATTTTGCATTCTGTTTCATATACTCTTTCTATCGTTGCTCTCTCTTTTCTCCACTCATTGAAATAATGTAGATATATGTCATATTCCAACGGAATGGTTGGTTCTTGAGGTTTTCCAGATTTTAGACTATTCATATAATCTTCGATACATTTATGAACAGCTGTACCTCTTTTTGCTGCATTTTCTAGTACACTGGGTGGAATATTCTTGAACTTTTCATTCTCCCCAAAGACTGCTTTTACTACATTGTTTGCTCCCCTCAATTTACAATTGAAAAATTCCTCATCCGTATATCTTTTAATTTCCATTCTTTTCCTCCTTATTTTTAATAGAACTTAACTCGATTTTAGGTATTTTTATAGTTTTAAAACCTTCTGGAAAATTGCAAATATTTTTAAGACCTGGTGGTAATTTTGCTCCGGTCATTAAATCCTGATACCACCAGGTTCCATCTAGTGACTGACATAATTGCCAATTAGTCTTGGTCATTGTTCTCCTTATGGTCGTCAATTAGTGTTTTAGCTGCAAATCCAGTTATCATTGATTTTAAATCTAACCCTAATGAGTCTTGTGCTACTTTTAAGATTTTATCTATTTTTTGTGTATTATTTTCTATCAATTCTGTTGATTGGTCACCATACATTGTGATACTGTCTACATTGCTTAATGGTGCTGATACTTCTTTGGCAATTCCTGGTAATGCTTGACATATCATCTCAATGATTGAAGCTTCTTTCATTTTGGCTTGAGCTTCAGCTTTCTTCTCAATACCCTCAGCCTCAGCCAATGCTTTTTGTTTAATACCTTCAGCTTCTGCCAATAACATAGCTTTTTTTCCATCAGCTTCTGCTAAAGCTTTAGCTTTTATTCCGGCTGCATCCAATTCAGCAGCTTGTTTATTGGCTTTGGCAATCTCAATTCTGGCTTTAGCCTGATATTCTGCTTCTTTGGCCTCAGCTTCAGCTTTTTGAATTCTTGCTAATTTTTGGGCTTCTGCTTCTTGTTCAATTTTATATTTTTCAGCATCTGCTTGTTTTCTTACCAAAGCATCTAGTTCTTTCTCTTTAAGAGCTACTTCTTTTTCTTTAAGTTCTGTCATCTTTTCAGCTTTAGCTACTTCTGCTGCAACAGTTGCTTCATTTACAGTTTTTCTTTGTTCTGCTTCTTGGATAGAGTATGCTGCATCAGCTTCTGCTTTCTTTTTATCTTGCTCAATCTTAAATTGTGCTTTCTTGATTTCCAAATTCTTTTGTTGTTCAGCGATTTTGGCATCTGCTTCAGCTCTGGCTTTAGCTCCTTCTTCATCTGCTACAGACTCAGCAATTTTAATCTCTTTTTCTGCTTCAGCTTTAGCAATTTTTGCACTTTTTTGAATTTTAGATAAATTGTCAATACCCAAGTCGTTTATAGCATTATTTTCATCTGTGCAAGATTGTACATTCAAGTTAACAATCTCTAAACCAATGTTTTGAATATCATCCTTGGCATTCTCTTGAATTTGGGTTGAGAACATTTGCTTATTGTTTACTAAATCAACTAGGTTCATTTGTCCAATTATTTCTCTCATATTTCCCTCTAAAACTTGTTGAACATTTCTAGAGATATAACTAGCTTCTTGGTTTAAAAAGTGTCTAGCTGCAACTTGTATAAGTTCAGCATTATTAGGTATTCTGACATTTGCTACAGCGTCAACATCCACATTGATAAAGTCTGCCGTTGGGACTTGTGATGTTCTGACATCAATTTGTATTAGTTCCAATGTCAATTTGTCTACTCTTTCAAAAAATGGAATTCTAAGAGTAGCTTTTCCAATTATTACTCTTGGTTCTTTTCTTAGCCCTGATATTAAATAAACCATGTCTGGTGGGCATTTTACATAACTCATCAAAACAAATAGTATCAATATAATTACAACTATTCCAATAATTATTCCTGTTAACATAAAAATCTTTCTCCTTTATTTTAATTTTCTAATCTTCATCTTTTTCTGAAATTTCACCTTTGGTAGAGGCTATTTCATTTTGTAAATCTTTTGACCATTTAAGATGTGCAGCTCTTTCTTCGCATCTAACAAAAATTTCAAAGATGTTAAGAACTAATTTGCTAAAAATCCATAGGGTTAAAACAATTGAGAATAAAGTCCACATTGTGTTTTCCTCCTAATCTACTTTTGTAAATTGGTAATCTGACCAATCATAACCTTTTTGTTGTGCTTCTTTAATTGCACCAAATGTAGTCAAGAAATCTGAGAAATCTAACTTGTTAAGACACCAAATTTTTTGGTTAAAACCAAAGTTCTGTTTTAATAAGTTCTCAAAATCTAACCATTCTGGTTTAGAATTGTCAACATGTTTTCCAAAATTACCTTCTGTTTTAGCTATCCACTCTTTCATGGTTTTGACAATGTCTTCTCTTTCAGCATTACTAACATAATTCAATCTACGAAGAGGTTTGTCTCCAAAATCAAATGCTAATAAACAAAAGCCCATACCTTCTGGCAATTTACTTTCTATGTTTTTGGCTATTTCTTGCATCATGTTTTTAGCTTCTTCATCTCTGTCCATATTTTCCACCTCCTTTCCAATTTTTCCAAGCTTCTATTACATGTTGTCTGACTTCATCCTTTGCCAAGATTTTGGTTTTAGTCAGAACATATTCATGTACCAATCCATATAAAAAATTATCAAGTTTCTCTTCAGTATCACATTCCAAACATTCTCCTCTGAGAGTTTTTGTTTTTGGTTTTTTAAGATTATGGTCAATAATCTCTATTGATACATTATCTCCAATAAAACCTTCTGTGATTATGACAGAGTCTTTCTTTAATTCTATATTGTATAAATATTTTTTATAAATTTCAGTTTCACTTAATTCCATTAGTAACCTCCAGTAATATCTTCAATATTCCAATAGCTAGGGTCTAATTCTTTATAAGAATTTTTTCCACATCTAACAATCACTTTCTTTATTCCAGCATTAACAATCATTCTTTTACAAAGAGAACAAGGTGCTGGATTTTTAACATATTGCCATTCTCCATCTGGATAAGATTGTAGTCCTACCAAATACATAGTTGCACACTTCATGTCCTCTCTGTTTCCGAAAATTATGGCATTTTGCTCACTGTGAACGGCTGGACAAGATGAGTAATCAGTCCCACGAGGAGAGTTGACTCTGAAGCAAGTCCCTCTCTCTTGACAACTGGCTATCTTTCTGGGTGCTCCATTATATCCAGTAGAAACAATCACACTATCTTTTACGATAATCGCACCCCAATGTTTTTGGAGGCAAGTACTTTTTTGTGATACTACTTCTGCAATATTCAAATAATAATCTATCTTATCCATTTTCTACTTCCTCCAATTTCTCTATAGTTTTTCTTCTCCTTCTGGCCATATGGCAACAGTGTTTCCACAATTTTCACAAGTTATAAGAATTCTATCTTTCTCATCTACAGAAAATTCAAAATTTAAAATATCTTCTGGTTCATCTTCTAGGGCTGAGTCTTTAAAATCAAACTTGTTTCCACAATCACATTTGAATGTCATCATATTTCTTTTCTCCTTTCTACATAATACCCATTCTTGCTGCAAATCTAGCTAATTCTATAGGGCTCATATTAGCTATTTCTTTTTCTAATTTTTCTCTTCCTTCTTTAGTTGCTGTCATCTCTAGCAATCTCAATTCTTTTTCGGGTATTGGCATTCCTATATCTTCGTGTAATTTTATAGCTGCTTCTCGGTCTTCGTCAAAATGATTTTCCCTATATCCAACCAAAATTGAAGGTGGTACTGGAATATTGGTTTCCAGTGGTCTCCAAATATGTAGAGTATATTCATTGTTGTTGATATAGTTCTCTTTTATAGGGTGATATTGAAAAGCATCTTCATCATCTTTCCAAAACATCTCTTTCATTTCTTGCATAACTTCCCATGATGGAATTTTATTAGTAAATGAAACAGATAAATGTTCCCAACCTATTATTCGAGTAAAACATACCAATGCCTTATTGCTTCCCCTTGAATGTATGAACATCCAATTTAATCTTCAAGACTTTGTCCGTCTGGACGTTCTTGTAGATTTTCCTCACTCGCTTGTCGTTCAATATCTCGTTTAAATCTCTCAAGTTCTTCACACCTCCTTTCACATAAATCTAATCTATGATTTAAGTAATTTATATAATTTTCTTGTTCAAATAAATTTTCTTGTGATATACCAATGTGTTTTTGTTGAGCCCATAAGCTTAAGCCAAGATTGATAATATGTCTAAGTTCTCCCTCTGGAATTATGATGGGAGTAACTAGCTCACCAGCTTCTTGTTTTTCTTTTACATATTTCATTATTACCTCTACGGTATACTCGTCTTGTTCTTTAACTATCTGAGCTATTAGAGTTTGTTGTATTTTCATCATAGGATTTTCCTCCATTTCTGGTATTTCCATTGTCTTTCTCCTTTCTTCGATTGTTTATATATTCCCTACCCTCTGGAGTTATCACATATGCCTTAGTATATAAAATCGGAATTCCTGTAGTATAAAGTCCATTGTCGTATTCCTCCCAATAGGATGGAATTTTCTCTATCTTTAAAAATCCCTTCTCTTTTAGTGACTTAAATGTTTTTTGAATTTGATAACGAGAAGTTTTTAGATAATAGGCTAGGTCTGAGATAGACATATAATCTACCCAGAGACCATATTGGTTGTGGCCATTCTGGAAATCATAATAAGACTCTAAAACTTCCAATTCCTTAACTTTCTGATACTTTTTCATCCTTCTTAGACTCCATTTCTTTCAGTTTTTCTTTATAAATTCTGCTATAGTCGTAACTATTTATTTTTATTCCGGCTTTCTTTAATTCTTCTTCATATTCTTCCGGTTTATATTCTCCTGTTCTGAACATGTCCACCGTTACTAACATATCTTCCATAAAACTACTAAGTCGTTTCTGACCAAAATGAGTTTCTTCGCTAAAGTGTAGGGTATATGCTATAGCAGTAATGAAACAGTCAATAGAGCATTGTAATTCTTCCTTATAGTTATTTTCAAATTCTTTTCTTAGGCCCTCATACATTATGGCATTTCTTGTGCTCAACCATTTTTCCATTACTTCTTTACTCATCGTTTTAATTCTTCGATATTCTTCTCGACTTAATTTATACATCTTCAGTCCTCCTCTTTACTTTTGTTTTCAAAATCTAAAAGTCTTTGGGCTATAACTTTGTTGTTGCACTCATTACAGCAATAACCTTTATTAGATAAGGGCCAGGGGTTATTACCATATCCCTCAAATTTTTTACCACAAATAACACACTTTTTCACTTTTATTCTATCCATTTTTCTTCTCCTTTCGAGTATAAACTTTCAGTCCAGCCTCTAGACATTGTTTAATCACTGAATTATATTCGGTTCCAGCCTTAAGATATGTATTGGATTTACCCTCTTCTCGAATTGTAACCCAAGGGACTGCTCCAGAATTTATGTCTTTTACTGAATATGGAGAATTGTTACATCCACTTCGTGGAGTGAATAAACCCTGTTTCCAACTAGATGTTTCTATAAATATAGTTTTTAGTTTAATTTCTGGATAAATCCCCATTCCATCTTTTACACCTTGCTCGGGTTGTGAGTAATCATACATGTAAGGTAGTCCAGCATTATGTTCATATGGTGCATTATCCCAATCGTCTCCCCATTGTTTTTCTAGTGACAAGGGTGTAAAGTATAATTGTAAAAATGTTTCATTCCAAAGGTCAAAATCATCGACATAACATAATTTCCATCTTTGTCTAGTCATTCTTTAACCTCCTTGCTGATGGTTCACTCAATTTCTTCATAATCTCATCATATGTTAAAGTTCCAGTTACAACTTCCTTTTGAGAATTACAAACATAACATTCCAAAGTGCATGGACTCCAAATTCTACCACATCTTGGACATACCCAACCGGCTTGACCAAAATGATAATCTCCGTAGAATTTTATATCTGGTACAGTTTGACTTTCTTTATTTCCAAAGTCTATACCGCATTTTATATTTTCATCTTTCATATGTTTTGCCATTTTAATTACCTCCTAATCATAACTTTCTATATCTTTATCTTTTCTAATTTTCTGAAATACTGGAAAACGAAGAGATTTTGTTCCATTTTTATTGGTTGTTTCTTCAAAGGCCTTTATCTCAACAATTTTTCCAATTATGTCTTCAGGGTGTTGCCAATAATATTCTCTTTGTTCTTTACTAAAACCAGAGCCTACTCCTACTGCATAACCCTTATAATCTACTATAATATTTCCAAGTTTACCTCTATTTTGACCAGAACCTTCTTGTACATGTAAAACCTTTAAATCCAGTGTATACATCTTTTTAACTTTTATGAGATTTTCACTTCTCTTGAACTCATATGGTTGGTTAAGATTTAACATTATTCCTTCTGAACCTTGAGATGTGTAATCATCTAGAATATGCATTATCCAATCTTGTTCGAATTTACCTCTTGCAATAAGAGGAACCAATTTTACGAATTGAAATTTTTCAATACCATAGAATATCTTTTCTAAAAATATTCTTCTTTCTCCATATCCGTGAATACAGTGTTGGTCTCTAACCTCTCCCAAAAGTAGAAAATCAAAAATGTTAAAAACTAGATTTTTCTTTTTACCCTTTCTGAGAGTTTGACTTTGTGTAGCATTGAATGATTTTGATATAAGTTCACCATCGTACCAACCTTCTGTCAATCTAGATAGTTCGTTGCCTATATCATCCAGACCTTCTATCACTCTTCCACTCCTAGTGTAAAATGTACATATATGATTTTCAACTTTTGCAAAACAACGATTTCCATCTAATTTCTCAGTTATAAAAACCTCTTTGTTCTCTAATTTATCCAGATAATCTTCAAACCTATGGGCAAGTTGAATTCCAAAAGAAGGAATTAAATCTGACCATACTTTGTTTACGGTTTTTTCCGATATACCAATATTTAAGGTTTTTGTAAAGATTTTTGACAATATTTCCTGATACTCAGGGTCTTGTTGTGTTATGAATTTTTTAACTTTAGCTACATCTTCGTCTCTCCCTGTATTATTGTCTTGTAAATAATCAAACAGACCCGGTAAACTCCATTCTTGTTCTTTTGAGATTTCACCTAGTTCCAATTTCTCCAATTTGGTTTCACCTATTCCGGTCCTAATGTAGGGATTTAGAGTGAATTCCAAAATGTGCTTAAGTGAAGTATTGTCTTTTTGTGATTTTAACAGGTCAATCTTAGCATTAGTTCCAGAAGTATGCTCAATTTGAAGAAGTGTATCTAAGGCCTGCTTTTCTGTTCTATTTGTAACTTCTAATATTTCCATGATTTCTCCTTTCTATCTAACAATCTTTTTCTTTGGTCTACGACTTCTTTCTTTGGTTCTTAAATCTTCTTCCCAACCCTTCATTGAAGTAATTGACCTTCCAGTTGGTCTACATTTTACTTTATGGTCTACTACCCAAACATAACATTCTTGCCAGTATGTTCCCTCGTCGTGGAATAACACTTTCATTGTCTGATATTCAACTCCTTCCGGTGGAGGATTTAATATTTCCATCTTGTTACTCCTTTCTTTTGACTACAAAATTGAGTAAGCGAATACCTACTAATCGCTTACTCTAATTTTTAATGAATATCTAATTATATTTCTTATAGTTGGTAATTTAACTATCATTGCATTTCTCCTTCTTTGAGGTAGTATAGAATGATTTCTATTTGTAATAAATACAAAAGGGGTGATAATGGTACGACCAACATATCAACAACCAGTCAGATTTAGAAATGTTGAAATTCTTATATTATCAGCTTTATCTTAAGATAATATGTCCTTTCTCCCCCTGTTTGTATTATGTGATTATTATATAACAATTTTAGTAAAATGTAAACAGTTTATTAGAAATTTTTATAAATATTTTTTAATGCTTTTTTAACCAAGCCTCAAACATTTTATCATCGAAATCTTGACCTTTTCTAAGATTATCATAAATAGCTCTTTCCAGACTACCTTTGGTCTGTAGAAAATAAAATACAGGTTGTTTCTTTTGGCCAATTCTATCTAATCTAGCTTTAGCCTGAGCATACAAAATATAGTTACCATCTGGTGGACTATAGAAAACTCCAATATTGGCAATACAAAGGTCATTTATTCCAACCGCACCTGACTGATAGTTAACTATAGCTATTCCATTCTCATTTTCTTTAAATGGAGCTAAATCTTTTACTGCTCCATAGTAAACTCCAACTGGTCTTTTTAATTTTTGACATAATTCTTTAATCTTTTCTATTTCTCTTATGAAGTTTACGAATATAACTACCCTATATGGAGTAATTTCCAAAAAATCTTTGAGCCATTCTTCTTTAGGTGAGCTTATGTCATAATCTTTAATAAATCCGGAACAACTTTGTCTTAAGTAAATCCTAAGTGCAAATTGAGTATCGGCAATGACATCTTCTCCTCTTTCTTTATCTGGGTCTACCCATACTCTGTCTTTTTGGAACTTAATAGCTTCTTTAGAATGCTCAATATCTTGGAAAATCTCAACAGGTTTGTCATATTGTGAAGTATATTTGTGATAGTATGATTTTTCAACTATTCCTTTTTGTAATATTCTTGGATATTTGTAACCCTGAATAGTCCAATAAAAATGTGCTCCAGAAGTATCTAAAGTTTTTATGACATATGTGTCTTCAAATTTTCTATAAGGTATATCATAATCTCTAGCATTTATAAATTTCATTTGTGGATAATAGTCAATATATTCTTCACTCTGAGGAGTTCCTGTCAGAATAAGTTTATATTTGGTTCTATCATAAATAGATAATAGATATTTGGTAATTTTAGTTTTGTGAGATTTCATTTTGTGACTCTCATCAATGATAATCATTGTTCTTGGTGTTATAAAATTCTTATAATACTCAGCACGTTTAGTTCTCCAAATACTTTCAAAGTTTATAACTTCATATGTTGGAGGGTATGCAAATTCATCTTCTATAGCTTCTTTCCAATCCCCAATTTTGTTTTTAAGACAAACAACTAAAATTCTGTCTACTTTATTTTGTTCCCACAATTTTTCAAAAACCAATAAACTAGTGATGGTTTTACCTGTACCCATATCCATGAACAGAGCTTTGGCATAATCACCACTCTCTAAAATATCATTAGCAATTTTTTCTTGATAATCATAAGGTATTGTTTTCATTTATTTCTCCTTTCTCTTTTTTCTCAATCGTCTCGTACTTTCTTTTGATTGTGTTCTTCTTTTTGCTTTTTTTCTTCTGGACTTTCCGTCTCCGTCTCTCCTATTCGTCTTTCAAACTTTCATAATATTCTTTTCTTTGGTAATATCTACTTTCTTGGATGGTTTTATGGGTTAACCTTTGTAAGACCAAAGATAAATCTCGAACATCAGAATATTCTTCTTTTCTTTCTTCACTTAGGTTAGAAGTTTCCAAATTTGATAATATAAAATCACTATAAATGTACCTATTTGCTGCTGTGTTGATATATTTTCTGTAAACATATCCAGAAACTTGATAAGGTTTTAAAACTTGCCAACCCACACTGGGAATAGCTTTTAAAACTTTGCTTTGCTCAATAGCTAAATCTTTTGCTCTTTTGACATATATTCCAAATTTTCTTTCTTCTCGATAGATTTTCAAAATTTCTTCAGCCTCATTATAGTATATGACTTCGCCATATGATTTTCGAGAGAAAAGATGGGCTAACTGATTTATTCTTTCAATGGATTGTTTATTCATTAAATTCTCCTCCTTCCTACTTCTAATTCTGAGGCTTCATATATGTTCCAACCCCTTCCTAATCTTTTGTTAATCAATCCAGCTGGAATTTTTGTGATTTCACTAATTTCATATACTGTCATAAGTTTACCATAATAGTCATAATAATAGGGTTTACCACCTTTATGTCTCGGGTCAACTTTAACTTCGAGAGCTAAATCTAATTGCCAACCTCTTTGTAATCTTTTATATAGTTCTCTAGGATTACCGACCTTATTATCTCTGGCCATGTCAGCATATGATTTATATCTTTTGTTATTATATGAAACAGTATTATTACTTGGATGACCAATTTTTCTTTTACCTTGTTTATACATATTGAACTTAATCTCAAATTCATAGCACCATCTTAAATTAGTCGACTTATTGTTTTTGGTATCACCATCGATATGCATAATTTTAGGTTTATTTTGAGGGTTAGAAACGAATGCTCTACCTACTAAAGTCGAAACCAAATGAAATTTACGTTTGTTATTTTTGGATAAACATACTTCATAATAACCATATCTGTTTAGTTTTTGAGTTAAAAGCTTAATCTTACCAGTATTGTTAAAGTTCAAACTTCTAACATTTCCAAAATCACTAACTTGGTATTTATTTTCATACCCCTCAATATCTTTCCATTCTTCATTCATGGTCTTTTTCCTTTCTATACTCATCATCTAATCTTTTGACTTCCGGGTCATTTTCTAACCAGATTTTAAAATGTTTTCTACATTTAAGTCCACCATAGGGATAATATATCTCACAGAGAGAACCCCTTATAAGAGAATGTGTGTCAGGACAATCCTGAAATCCACAAGTTTTAGGTTTTTTAAATTCTGCCATATTTCTCTAACCTTTTCTTAATATTCTCTAAACGATGAACATAAGGTGGAACTATTTTCCAATAATTCTTTCTGACCTCAGGATGATTTAATGCTGTTTTATTTTTGAAAATATAACCATTTCTTTTGACTAGTCCCAAAATTCTTTTACCTGACTCTGGATTTTTATTTGAAATTTTTCCGGGTAACCATAACCTTCCCATTACAATTACAGCTTCTCTTAAAACTTCTTGAGTGTTACCTTGGGCAAAAGCTTCATTTGTATTTTCAGGATTTCTTGAGGAATTGGCTCTTACATAAACTATGTCTCCCGGATAAAATATTTGATTAGATTTATATTTGTAACCGTCACCCGTCTCCTCAAAATCTCCTTTTTCTTCCATTGTTGGTCTAAATTGTATATAATATTCTCTTAGACTTCTTCTACTTTTATTTCCATCTACAGTCATTAAAACCATTCTCCTTCCAATAATTTTTCTAAACAAATTTGTCCTTTGTCGTTAAGATAACCAGCTACAAAAGCTTTTGGTTTATTTCTAACAAATTTTGAAATTACCTTAACTTTTTCTGGTTCATCCTCTTGCCAGATTTCAGTTCTGTCTTCATTGTAAATTAGTGCTGATGGTCCTCCGAATAAAGCTATTTGAACTTTATACACTTCCAATTCTAATGGTATTCCATCTGATTTTACTTTTACTTTCAATTTCTTTTCCACTCCTTCCCTTTGCAAAATTTGAATTTTTCGGTAGGTGTCCAATCTTCCAATACAAAAGTATAGTCAATATCACAGAAACTATCTCCCTCTCCATAATATTGACAATGTTCACAATTAAAACAATCTCCAGTTGGTCTCTTGATTTTTCTTTGCATTGGTTTCATTGATTTCACTCCTTTCTCCAAAATCTATTTATTTTGGTCATAATAAATTCCAAACCCAGTTGGATGTTTTGAAAATAGGAGTAACCAAATTGTAAAAGGAATAAATCCAACTATAGCGATGACAATTGCAAATGCTATAATTATATTCCAAATTTCTGGAAAAATCAAAGTGATTAAACCTAATATTCCAATTAAAGTTAGAAGAGTCTTAAGTAATCGGTTTTGATGTTTTAGATTTCTGACATATTCTGGTCTAATGTCTGGACCATTTAATCCAGCTTCTTGTTCAGCATTTATTTCTTTCCATTTTTGGTCAATAACTTTGCATGCAGATTTGTTTAATAATATATCTATATCTATTCTTTCCATGTGGTTTTACCTCCTTTTCTATTATTATAATAATTATATCACATTTTAAGTAAAATGTAAACAGTTTATTAGGAAATGGGAGGTATACCCTATAGAAAAAACTCCGAAAATGGGGAAAATTACCCGGTTTGGCTTCAGGATAAAATTTAAGGCAATTTCCTGGTTTAGACTAGTAATTACATTAGTTTAAAATAAAAATGTCTTAAAATTAAAATATGGCCTTCCCTTTTCAAGAGAATTTTCTAAAAATCTATTTTTTCGACAATAAAATGAGAATTAGTGATAAATTCTAATTCTCATCTCAACTACTTTCCATTTTCTCTATTTTCTTTCTCCTCATTTTCTATCTTGACCCCTGACTCTTTTTCTATTTTCAAGACCGCTATCTTAGAGAGAACCTTCAAAAGACTGTTTCCCATAAATCCACTGAGAGAGACACAGGCTACAATGACATATTCATTCCAGTTTAGTCCTTTTAATGCGAAGTAGACCAACATTCCTGTGAAGACCCCTATCACTGCAGATATTACAAAAAACTTTGTAGGAACATCTTCCTTGCTGTTCTCTAATTCAACTAATCTTTTAACGATTCCTCCAAGAGCAGCCAATAACATGTTCAGGGTTATTTCAAACAGGTTTAAATTGTTCATCTCTACACTCCCTTTTACTTTTCTGCTCTCTCGTGTTTTATTCTCAAAAATAAACTATCATAAATTGAAACTAAAGTTATTATTGATATTATAAAGGTAAATATCTTTAAAGGCAAAACATTAACATTTCTAATAATCTGATTATTATCTACTCCTACCACAACATAATACCCGGGATTGATGGTAGGCATTTCTCTCCAATATATTTTCATAAAAGCTCCATCACTCTCAACTACAACCTCTCCCAATGATGATTTTGTCATTTCTGTTAGGAGTTTATTTTTTTCCTGGCTATCGATTTTAAATAATTCTTCCAAATCGGGATTTGTGTCTTCTGGTATTATGTAATCAAAATCTAATGTAACAACACAAGCAGAAATCCCTTTCTCTAGGTTCATTCTCTCAATTTCATGAGACACTAGCACATCATAAGTCTTAGAACTATTTTGATAATTCAGTCCAATAGATTTCAGAGAGTCTACTGCTTCTACTACGTGGTTTACTCGATTTATTTGCTCATCAAAAATTGCATCATAGTATTCTTTGTCATATTTATTGAGATAATTCATAACCCAAAATAGACATAATATGAATATGACTAGAGGTAATACCAATCCAACTTTTTTCCAAGTCTTCATCTTTGGCACCTCCTTTCCCTATTACTAAGAAAATCAACCACAGTTGCTGGTGCAAAGATATGGTTGATTTATTATAATTATTATATTCCAAAATATTGAATTGGTCAATAACTAATCAGAGTTTTTGTTTCTGAATTTACTCCATTTTTCTTGAGTAAATTTTCTTCCAGCTATAGGTATGATATGAGTAATATACCAACTCAAGGCCTCATCACTCATACGAGAAACAATCCCTTCTTCAATATTGTCTATGTCTTCACCTGATACCTCAGCTGTCTCTTGTCTTGAAGCCAATTGTACAATGTCCAAAATATCTTGGTCATCTAAAACAATCTTAGCCATCTTCTTTGTCCTCCTTTTTATATCCAGACCATTTGCCATTGCCTCCGGTCTTTATTTCTCTGTTATTTTTCCAGTCCCAAATACTAATTTGATTATATTTATAAGCTAATTTTCCAGCTTTCTTGATGTCTGTTACGTTGAAACTAATTTCAGCTTCTCCTCCAAATTTTCCAGCATCGACTGTTCCGTGGTCGGCTTGTTTAAATTGGTCAATGAGTTTAGAATATTCTTCGTCACTAAATGCCATCTCTGTCATACTAAATGTGACTTGATAACCGTCTTGGTATTCTTTGGTCTTACCTGTTTCTAAATCAAAAGTTCCATCTTCACTGGATTTTAAATTCTCTAATTTTTGTATATGTTCACTCATTAGCGAATTTTCGGATTTGTCTTTCAGACTTTTGAATTTTCCGGATTTAGCCATTGCTTCAGAAAGAGATTGACCATTGGCAATGAATATTCTTCTACCTCTGACTGTTCTCCAAATTCCGTCGATTTCTTGAGCCATTATTAAGCCCCCCTTTACTATAATATTATATCATATTTTGAGACAAATGTAAACAGTTTGTAAACTAATAACTTTGTGACAAAATGTCTTGTACATCTATCTCAGTATTAAGAGTTGTAGTTTGTACAGTATAGATGGGATTGTTGCCCTCATCTCGTCTGAAATCAGAGCAAACTCCCATTGTGCCATCACCATCAAAGATTAGGCACCCTAAATCCATTTCCCCAGTAATCATAGTAATAGATGATAATTCCGGATTTGTATCAAAATCCATTGTCTCACCAACAACTCTTGGCAATTTTTCAGATGTTATTCCAACATTATTAGCCATTTCCATTACCCCCTTGTTTTTGAGTTAATCTATATATAGTCAAGATACTATCTTCTATCCTGTTAACAGTATAAATGTGTCCTTTGTTGTCTATTATCAGACAACCAACACTTATTTGACCAGAAATCAATTTTAAATCTAACCCCTCCAAAGAAATTTTATTTTGGTCATATAAGCTTTGATTAACTAAAGCTATATCATTTCTATTTGCTTCAGAAGCATAGATTGCCGTTATCTCAACACTTCCTTCAGGTATAGTAACTATTGGCTCAGGGTTATATGGATTGTCTAGATACTCGATGTTTCCAATCCAATGCGAGAAGTGTTGTCCTTCTTCTGGGTCATTGGCCTTAATCTTAACCTTTGTTCCAGAAGTATAGAATTTTTCAGTCTCACCCTCTGGGTTAGTACCTCCATTTATTTTTAATCTATAGCTTACTTCATAATTAGCTGTTATAGTAATATTTCTAGCTGGCATTTTTATAACCTGAGGGTCATCTCCATTTCCAGCTTTAAATATGTCAAATGAACTACCATCAAATAATTTTATATAAGCTAAATCATCTCCACTCCATCTTGTAAAACTATAATGAGTAACTTCAGTGTCTTCCAAATTAAAATATACTGCAACCGGGTCACTCTCATGATATGAACCTGAGACCTCACCATTTATGATAGAAATAGAGTATTTGTCTCTTTCGATTACATCTCTGGTCAACTCAATGTCAAAGTCTTCTACTGTAACGGTTGTTTCTTCCAAAGTTAAATCTGCCACAGTACTTATAGATTTTCCACCATCTTCGTCATTCTTCCAACCATTGAATTTCCATCCAACTGGAATGTCCACAGCTCTAATTGGAACAACACTTCTTTCTTCAAATTCTCCTTCGATGTCCCATTTTTCAGTTCCATCTTCAGATTTCTCTACCAATAACTCTCCTCCATGTAACTCCACATGATATGTCGTAACATAACCTTCTCTACGGTATTCCATTTGAAGTTCAATATTTTTAGCTGGCATATTTACAACTGTTCTCTCGGCATACTTATCGATTACATATTGAGTATCTCCAACCCATTTGTAAAATTCATAACCCTCATCAGGACTGTCTGCTGAGATTTCTATTTGTTCACCAACTGGATAATTATAAGTTGTAATTTCTCCATCTTTTCCAGTGATAGTCAAGGTGTATTTTATCTCAGGGTCTGGAACATAATATGTAGCTTGAACCTTTACATCATGTATTAGATTTCGGATATATGTTGTAGAAGCCAAAGGTTGGTATACATCATTGTCATCTCCTTCCAGAATTTCCCATTGTAAAAACTTCATACCCTCTGGAGCAGGGTTCATTACAATCGTTGGTGAAGAGTTTCTTAAGTATCTACCACTACCTGTACCGTTAATAACGGTTAAATTGAAATATGGTATCTCTTTGTAGATTGCAGTCAATTCTCTATCACTAGTACCCATTATGAATTCATACGGGTTAGCATATGATATGATTTCTCCATCTTCTTCCCAATGTGAGAATTCCCAAGTGTCTGGGGCTTGGTCCCCTCGGCATGTAACTTTTTGGCCCTCATAATAACTTCCACTTCCTGAACCATTATTGACTATGACATTATGATAAATATAAGTTGGGTCTTGTCGATAATTAGCTGTAACTGTGCAATCTCTACTTGGCATTGTAATAGAAGTTTTGGAATTATATCTATTTCCTATGCTATAATAATCTCCTGACCAACTACTAAAATTATAACCCTCTTGTGCTTCATCAGCTGTAATAGAAACGGATTGTCTTTCTTTATATGTTCCATCTCCTGAACCATTTTCTACTGTTAGATTATAAGAATTTCTGTTTCTATAAATGGCTGTATATGTTACATCTTCAGTTCCCATTATAATATTGTTATAGTAATGGGATGAACCATATTTTGAGCCATCTTTATTCCAATAATCAAACATATAGTCAGTTAAAACTTCAGTTGAACTTATTGAGTATTTCTTACCCTCTCCTACGATTTTGGTTGTGATACTTCCATCATTTCCAGCATTTTCGATTGTAACAGTGTGTGCCTTAACATAGTTTGCAGTGATTATGGCATTTCCATCTCCAACATAGAAAGTTGTACTAGCATTTTCAGCATTTGAGAATGAACCTAAACCTTCTAAACTCCAATGTCCAAAAACATAACCCTCTGGTGCCTCATTGGCTATGATGGATTGACCACTACCTTCTCTCAAATTTTCTTCCTTTTCTTCACCATTGATAGTTCCATTTATCACTGTAACTGTGTTATATGAATAGTTATATGTCCAATGAGAAGTAAACTTAACATTAACATCAGGCATTTCAAATGAAGTTGATGTTACATCTTCTAAATAACCTGTGTCCCCACTCCAATAAGAAAATGAATATTTTTCTCCTCTAGATTTTGGATAGATAGAAACATGTTCTTTGTAATCATACCATCCTTGAATTTCACCATCGACTGTTACACTGTGTTGACCGGCATTTATATAAAATGATGTTAACTCTACATCACAATCTGGCATAGTTAACCAAGATGTAGATGGTTGTTCACCTCCGGTTAGATTTTTCAATCCTTCTTCTGTGCCTTGCCATTCATAAAATACTTTTCCCATCTCAGCATCATCAGCTAGTATCAGAATTTCATCTCCTGCAAAGAATTGTCGAGTTGTACCACCAATATCATCGTAAATTGTACCACCATGTAGGGTCAATGTTCTAGGAAATCTAACTTTGAAATTAGCAGTTAATGTTACTGAATAAGACTCTGTGTCATGATACTGCATAGTAAATGTTGTTTGTTGGCTATTCACATCTCCAACATATTGTAGGTCGTCAGTATCTCCACTCCAATTTGTAAATACCATATACTGAGCACTTTCACCATATGGAACTCCTTGAATTGTAACAGTTTCTTCCTCAGCCAAATATGCAGTAGATGTACCATACTCTAATATTGTACCATTTTCAACAGTTAAAAGCCATTTTTGTATTGGCAACTCCGGTTGATTTTTCATGATTTCTAAGTTCTTTTCAATAGCATTAGCCAAAGTATATGTGAATTGTGTACTGTCATAGATAATTTCAAAACTATCAGTTATTTCGGGATTAGATAAATCCATCAATAGTTTTATGTTTTGAATAATTCTAATCATATCATCTCTTGTGGGAATATCTTTCTCTGCCCAATTTGTTTTTATAGCTAGGGCTGGAGGAACTCTGATAATCTTTCTCTCTACCATGTCCTCCATAACATATTTTGTATTGTTTTCAATACGATTTAAGTCAATCTGATTATAGCAACCTTTTGGATTTTCCATTTCTGGATTAGCCTCGGCAGTCAAAACATCCGAATAAGTTCTATCATAGATTGGTTCTATCCAATTAACTGTCAAGTGCAATCACCTCCATGTCTCCTCCCCATGCACCATTAAATGTAACATGATTTTGTAATACATAGGCTCTCATTGGTTTATCTCTTCCACTGAATGGAGTTTCAATTTCAGCATAGTCTCCAGCATCAACCAAAGGTTCTCCACGAGTGTTCATAGTGTATTTGAATTTTTTTCCATACCAATTTTTATATTTCGTTTTTATCATATCTCCAGGGTCTTCTTTGATTAACTGAGTATCAATTATCAAAGTGTCATTTGTAACAGTTCTGTCTTGGGTTACAGCAACATCGATTTTGTAACCAACAATGTCAACTTTGGTTGATACTCCAGCTACTGGGATGTTCATAACCAAATTTCCTCTGTGAGCATATAAATCAGCACTTTGTACACTACCTTGAGATGTATCTTCCTCGGATTTAATAGCTCCGGTTGGAACACATTGAGAATAACTAACATCAACATTGTAAGCTGAAACATCAAAACTTTGTATCTTTTCTTCACTTGTACCAATTGTAGCATTGTATTTTGGTAAAGAGATTTTTGTAGTATTTTCTAATTGTTCAGCCTTTGGAACTGAAGCAAAATCATCATACGTAAAGGAATGGTGGTGTGTGAATGAATTTGGGTCATCTAAATCCAAATTTGCAAATTTGATAGTTCCATCATCTTTTATCAATAAAGTTGCTCCCACACTGAAAGCTAACAATTGTATAAGTTCTCTGACTGGTAATTCTGGAAGAACAGTGTTTATCACATAGTCACCATAATCTTTTCCATTTTTATCAGCACTAAATGTAACAATGTTAGTATCAAGACCCATGAAATTTAAAAGATTAGCTACAATATATCTAACTGTTCTATTATTGGTAAATCTTTCTTGAGTATATGTATCAGTCATCATGTCTAGGATAGAGCCAGTTTGAATAGTACAAGTGTTGTCTGAGTCTGTTGAAACTTCCAATAATCTTAACTCTTTCCAGTCGTCCCATTCAATCTGTTTAATTTGGTCAGGGTTATTTATAACTGGATTTCCCTCTTCGTCAGTAGTATAGCCATACACATTATAACCATTCCTGATTAAAACTCGTGTTTGTCTATCTAAGTCGACATACTCATTGTCAGGATTGTCAATATTGTAACGTTTATCATAATTTTCCAAACTAAATGAGAATGTTCTTGATGGAATAGAGTCCGGAACATAACTACACTTATCTAAATAATCTGAGTCTAATATCTCGTCCTGTGTCAATGTTATCACTTTTCCAAAAATCATGTTTGAAACACGAATTCTTCTATGAGGAGAAGATGTTCCAATAAAATTGATTTTCATTTTAGCAATATCAGACATATGAATGTCATAAATCAAATTAGGTAGAGAACTCTCCTTAGACATAATCTTTGAAAAGGTCCCTACCTCATTATTCTGACTATCCAAAAGAACAACCTCTACTTGTTTTGGGTAACCGCTTCTGACAGCAGGGTTTAAAACAATAGAAAAATATTCAATGGTAGATATAGTTGACAATTCAATGTCTATGGTTGGATTGATTTCAAAATTGCCATCCTCATCAGAAATACTATTACTGATATACCCATTGTATAGTCTACCTGGAGTTGGGTTAACAAAAGCTCCATTTAACAACCAAAGATTTTCTTCTAAAGTAGCGATTGTAGTATTTGTGTAATTCTTAATGTCTTTTAGACTATCAATATTGGAATATGATAAAATATCGTCAGAACTGATATTAGCTATCTTGACAGAATTATCTGGTACGTACATCATTATGTCAATATATCCTTCGGCTCTAATAGGTACGTTCAAATATTTTTGTTCTAAAGCCATATCAATTTCTCCTTTCATATTGTTTACGCTATTATTATATCACAACTAATAATATTTTTTAATATCTTAGGATGAATTCTTTGGATTTTCTTTTTCCTCTGCAGATTAGAGAAATCATAGCTGGACTAATTTTCAAAATCTCACTGGCCTCTCTGACACTTCTAAATTCTCTAATCAGATTATTCTCTAAGTCATATTGTTTAACCATTTTTCTCTTGAGATGATTAGTCTTAATTATAGCTTGTCTCTGATTTTCACTTGGTTTAGCCTTTCCTGTCTCATAAGCTTTTTTAATATTTTCACCTTGAGTTATCCATTCTAAATTGTCAACACAATTGTTAGTCCTGTCTCCGTCTTTATGGTTTACTACGGGAAGATTGCCGGGGTTAGGTAAAAATAATTTTGCAACCAATCGATGGACTAATTCCTTCTTATAATCTAAAATAATTCTCATATAACCACCGGAATTTGGTCGAGGAATTAAAATTCTTCCTCTTCGACCTCTCTTATAACTTTTTACTCTACCCAGACTACTAACTTCATAATCTTCTTTGAACTCTTTCCATATTTCTTCCATCTGATATCACTCCTTTTATAATTTTATAAAATTATATCACAAAGAAGTAACATTGTCAACATCAGAGTTTGGGGTATTTCAATATCCGCATATCGATAATATTTACGGAGACATTTGTATAATAAGTAGGTATCATGATTTCTCCACTCCTGTCCCAATCACAGGGTTCTGCAGTCATGTCACCAAAATAAAATTTTCTAGTCACTATTCCTCCGTCTTCACTATCATAATAGGTTAGATTGACTGTAAAATTAGCAACTTTTTTCTTGAGCCAATTAACCTGAGCTCTTGATAGATAAGGCCATTTTAGACTATCAAATTTTCTAAGTCTCCTATTTATTTTTTGAGCAACTACTTGACCATTAGCGTTTCTTGCACTGTCGACCAATTGCTCGGATGCTTCCAAGTAACCCCTAGCTGGGTTACCTGGAATGGCTTCCCCATCGAATTTGAATAATACAGCCATTCCATTACCTCCTATCTTGCGAATGCACCATTACTTATAACTTGATTTCCCCTTTTATTTTTTGCCTTTTCTGTAACTGCTACTAAATCACTTCCCCTTTGTACAAATGTACCAGAAACTGGAATACCCTGTTGAATTAAATTTCTCAAAGCTGAGATTTCCCCAGTCATAGCACTGATGGTTTGTTGCATTTGTACATTTGAGGCAGAATTGTTCATATATGTCGAATTATTATATTTTGCTGGAACAATGGCTTCACCCTTATGAACCATTGCTAATTGGTCATTTGGTACATAATTTGTACCAACATCGTATGATGGAACATCTAATGAACGACCTCCGGCCACCACCTCCGGCCACCGGCCATCTCCTCCACCAGCACTCATATTATCTTTATTCCATAGACCATTCCACCAATCTTTAAGTCCTTGCCATTTTTCAGAAAACCAATTTCCTAAATCGTTCATCATATTCTTAAAGTTAGTTTTGAATTTTCTCCATCCAGACTCATATTTATCTGGGTCAAAGGCATTTCTAATATCTTCTGGTATACTTTCACCAAAAGTTCTCTGTGTCTCATCATCGGCATTAGCTAATGCTCGAGATAATATGTCTCCAGCTTCTTCAGCACTGATAGAACCTTCTTTCCAAGCTTGAACTACTTTTTCTCTAAGATTGTCATAAGAGTCAGCCTCAATGGCATTAGCAGCTTCTGTTTTTAGAGATTGTAATTCAGCTTGATGGTCTGCTTCAGTTTTTTGTTCAGTTGCAGTTTTTAGATTTTCTATAGCCTGTTGATTTTGAATATAAGCATTATAAACTTGTAATTGTGCAGAAGTCATATTTTGCACTGATAAAGTTCCATTTTTAACTTGTTCATCTAATGCTGCTCCAGATAAACCAGTTTGTTGTTCTAGTTGTTCCAAATTACTCATAGTCTGAGCTAAAGTATTTGTTGCATTCAAATAATTATTATTTGCTTCGGCTGCTGCTTCTTGGGCTGCAGCTAGATTTTCTGTTTCTTTCTTAACTGAGTCTATACCATCTTGGGTCTGAGCCATACCAACACCAAATGAAACTAATGCAACACCTGCAGCTACTGCCCAACCAACCGGACCTGAAGCTCCTAGCATTACCGCTCCCAATCCGGCAGCAGCACTACCAACTCCAACCAATCCGACTTTAGCAGCTTTAGCTCCAGTAGTTAAATCTTGCCAATTTGAACCAGCATCTATAGCTTGAGTAACAGCTAATGCCGTTCCTCCTGCAACTAATGCAATTCCACCTAAAGCTTTTCCAACAGTTACGGCAGATTTAGTTCCCCATGCTCCGGCTCCATCATATAATTTCTTTCCAAAAATACTTGCAATTAGTGAACCACTAGCTCCGGCTGCATCAGCACTATTCGTTCCAAGAATATTTCCAATAAGTTTTGAAATACCTTTTCCAGCCAATCCAGCCAAGAACTTAGTACCAAAATATGCACCCAAGGCTAATCCCGCTGCTTGTAATGGATTTTCTAATGCCCAATTCAAAGCATCTCCTATCCATTTTCCGGCACCATTCGCCCATTTCTCAAGACCAGATGTGTCGACATAAGGTAGACCAGTCGTGTCCATAACAGTTTGATTATCTTCACTGTTATCCTCTTCTTTGAAAACATTCAATTCATCAAAGCTAGCTTGTAATTGGTTCATTTTCTCCATGTTTTTCTTAGTCTCTTCAGATGAAAGAACTGACTTATCAAATAAATCTACTCCAAACCAAGACTTAGTAAAAACATTCACGTATTGCATAATTTTGAAAAACCAATTTGCAATTTTTCTAATCGCCGGTTCGAATACCTTTATTAAGTTTTGGCTTATCATTTTAAAGGTATTAGCGACATCCTCATTTTGTTCAGCAAATCCACTCCAAATTCCCCTCAAGACATTGGCTGGATTGATTAAAGAAACAAATGAGAACATAAGACGAGATTTTAATCTTGACATCATTTTGTTCCATTTTTCTGTTAATGAAGTATTGGCAGACAATTCACGACCAGAACGTCTCAAGTTATTAGCTAAATTTTGAGCCTCAGCATTTGTTCTTTGCAAATCTTCTGACTTAAAATTAGCTTCCATCGGATTTTGTTGTAAATCCAAAATAATTTGTTTATATTCATTGCCTAAAACTTGTAATTGTTGAGTTTTATTAGTGAACGCTGGATTAGACTCAATTTTTTGTAATTCTTTGTCTAATTGCTCGGCCTCTTTAGTTACTTCTTCCCATTTGGCTTGTAATTGAGCAATTTTCTCATAGTCTTTACCTTCTGGATTGTAGGACTCTCCCACCTTAAAATTGTTCATACTTTGCTCAATACTATCTCGATAGGTTTTTAATTTTTCGATATCTCTCAACCAAGACTCATAGTCTGAAGTATCTCCTCTTTGTTGAGCAGTTTGAGCTCCTTGATTATATTTTCCAATCATGGATGTTATTCTGTCATATTCAGCCTTCATCTTAACCAAATCTTCCCAGTTTCCACTACGGATATCGGATTTAGCCATCTCTTGGTCTATTTGGTTTTTAATATCATCTGCTTCAATGTCTTTAACCTGAATTTGTGCTTGCAAATCAAGTTTTTGTTGTTGCATAACATTTAAAGACTCAGCCAGGTTAGAATATTTTTTCTCAATACCAGACAATGAACTGTATGCTCTATTCTCTAAATCTTTATAAAAGTTATGAAATTCTGATTTCTTCTCTTTACTCCAAAATAAACTTTTTTGAACTTTATTATTCTGTTGTCGAATATTGTTAAAGACTTTATTCATATCTTTTCCAATATCTCCAATCTTAGGAGAAATCTTCATCTTCTCAGTACTTTTCAAATCTTCCTTGAATTTTGCTACTTTCTTTTCGGTATCACCCATGTCTATGGTAAATTTGACTTTGAATTCTTCGTCCACTTTCTCACCCCTTTTCTAGTCAGGATTTCTTCTAACAGAAGCATTTAGTTTTGCTTGGTAGTCATCCTTTAACCAATCTGGAATTGGTACTGGTTTTTGGGCCGGAGCTTTCTCATACATATGTCCAAATAACTCTTCAGCTTTTGATGGATAAGTTATTGAATGGTATGCAGCTCTGTTGGCCAAACCTTGTAACCACCAACTTTCAGCTAAACCTTCTCTTTTATATTTGAGTATAAACAATAACTCTTTGACTGAGTAATCATATAATTCTTTTAACTCACAACCATATCTAACGAGTTCAATATATAAATCATGAACCATATGAAAACCGGCCAAAGAGTCATATTCATACTCTTTTATTAGTTTTTTGGGTTATCTTCTACATCACTAACATCAGACTTTCTAAGTAGTCCAGACTTAACAGCAATATTCTTTAAAACACTTTGTGCTAATTCAAGAATAGTATATTTTGTTAACATCTTATCCATTAACTCATATCCATCCATTCCAGCTGGACTAACCAAACTTGCCTCTAGAACTTTTAAAATTGTTCCAAAAGACATGTCCTCAAATATCTGAAATATGTTTTTGCCATATACCTTTTCTAATTCTACAATTTTTTGTGATTTCAATTTGAAGTGATATTCCACTCCATCAATAGTTATAATTTCTTCATTATCCATTGCACTTTCTCCTTTACAATTTATCTTGTTTTCCCGCTAAAACCAGGAGAAAGTTGGGAAACTTGGGAAAACTAAAGTTTATTGATATACCGAAAATCGGAGACCGATTAGTCTCCGATTTCAGGTAACTCTACTTTTATATCGGATTTTAAATCATGATATATTGTGAATTTCTCAATAGAAGCTTGCTCATCAGCATTATATGAAATTGTAGTCTTAGCCTTATATGAAATAACTACACCACTAGCTTTTGTTAATCTCCAATAATCTGTAGATTTTGCATCAGCTAAAGCTTTTACTTTTCTTAGGTTAGCATTTTCATCATTAAGAACTTGAACGTTGATTTCATATGAAACTTCGGCAGCTGGCATAAGCCCTTGTACTGATGTCTCAGCAACAGTATTATCTAATGTTGTAGAGTCTATTGTGTTAGGTTGTCCACCAAAATCTGGAGTTGAAGCTAAACCATAAACTCTAGTCCATTGTCCTGTTTTTCCATCTGTACTATCTGCGGAGAACTCAAGTTTTGTACCAAGGGTTGCAACTTGTACTTTTGCATCTGGGTCCATAATAATAATACCTCCTTTTAGATAATATAATTACCTTTGTGATTTATAAAAATGTCTTATAATGAATTCTCAAGCTTCGTTTAACGAAGAGTTTTGTCCAAAGTGTTCAAAGTTACTGTTCCACTGATTAAAGTTTTACGAGTTGTATCATATGTAGTAATATCTTGTGTTGTAGTTTTAATGTTAAGATGTGATAAGGCTTCACAAATTTTATCTGTGAAATCATCGAATTTTTCTAATGTATCACCCTTAGTCGTCAAATAACCAGTAATAGTCAGAACCATATTATCATTATCATACCCAATACTTTTAGAGATAACAGATGTGCTAACTTCATAACCATAATGAAATACTCCGGTCTGGATAGTGTCATCTGAGATAATTTTTCCAGGTTCAAGTCCTTCAATTTTGGTCAATTCGTTTTGTATCATAACTCTAAATTGGTTAATCAAAGACATGTTTTAGTCCCTCCTTTATTTTAGCTATTTGAGTGAAATATGCTGGACTCCAATGAGGTTGTGGCTTTTGTCCTCTTGTGAAAACAAATCTTTGCCATCTCTCATTGTAATATACCCAAGGAGTTTGTCGTCCTGTACCATCTTCACGAAAGATACCTGTTCCGTGTTCCAAAAATTCAGCTAACGGAACTCCGTGCCATCCAGAGTCTAAGTCTGTAAAAATAGTAATACTTAATTCATTACCATTTCTTTCAACATCCGTTATCTGAATGGATGCAGCATATCTACCAGTATCTTTTGGTGCTGTGTCGACAATTCTCTGCCAACATTCAGTACCATTTTCTTTCAGAAACTGTGATAGTATTTCTCCTTTAGATATTTGGTCCAATTTTCTATATACACTAGAATTACTCATACCTAACTACCTCCAACTCATATCAATGTACTTAGGTGTAACTCTTTGGATTTTGAACTTATTTCCAAGATATTCAATCAAATATTTTGAAAGATTATCTGGATTGTTATTGATTTTTGGAAGAAGAAATTGTTCGAGACCAAAATGAAGTGAAGAAACACGATATGTCTTAGTAACTTCAGCTCCATATATGGAAGCTGCAACACTATCATCTAGATATTGTACTCCAGCGTCATAGTCAGATATTTTATCATAAGACTCTTCTGGGTCACCATCTTTTCTAGTGCTTTTAGTTAAATTATAAAGTGTTACTTTTTCTAAATCAATTAGTCTCAAAACAAAAACCTCTTTCCTTTTTGAATTATATTATTTTGAAGATACTCCATCCAGTCAACAAAAGAGTTACTTTGACCAAGTTCAGATTGAGATTTTAAACCTTCTGAACCTCTATTTTGATAAGCAATTACAATAGTTTCAACTATTATGGCTTTCAAAGATTTTAGATTTTCATCGTTTTCTGCCCTATGGCTACAATCTAATGCTTCATCGATAACAGTATCACCAATATTTTTTAGGACTTGTTCATCTGTTGAAACAAAGACTGGTCCCAATTTGTCTTTAGCCAAATTGATTAACTCTTCTCTTGACATGGTATGTTTCTCCTTTCAAATTATTCTCCTGCTTCAGTATTGAAAGCTATAGCAGATGTTCTATTATTTAATATGAATACGTCAGAATATTCTTTTTCATAATAGATGTAATCACCTTTTGTACCAGCTGCTGGAGCTTCTACACCAACGAATGAATATTTTGAAGGTGTTAAGATTGCAGTTGGATGTACTAAGAAGATGTTTATTTGTTTAGCATCTTCTGCTGCTTCAAATCCTGTCTCGAAATCATAAGCAGTTTTCATTAAAACTGATGGAACAGTTACTAATTTAACTTCATCTAATCTGTTTACTATTCTGTTAATATCTCCTTGAGCTGTAACATCTTTTTGTAAACCAATTTGTGAAGCATTTTTTAATAATGTTTTAACAGCTGGAGTTACATAGCATATTCTTCCACTGAATGGAACTAATGCTTCATCCATAGCTTCCATCATTTTATCGAATACTGATAAAACGTTATCAACAGTTAATACTTCTGTATTTGCTGTTCCACCTTGTGCTGCCCAGTCAGTATAGACTTTAGATACTAAGTAAGCATCTTTTTCTGGGAATTTTTGTGTTTCATTGAAGACTTTTGTAGCATTTTGGATTGTTAATACCATATTTGTATCGTCTACGTCTGCTGGGTCAATAGATGTTGACCATTCTCTGTAGAATTGCATTGTTTTGTCTTCATAGTCATTGTCGATGTTTCTTTTGAATGTTCCATCGATAGCATCTCTGTTAACATTTGTTCTTCCTGTTACTGAGATAGATGGTATGTGAATTGTTTTAGCATTTAAGAATGTGTAAATTCTGTTGTTAGCTGTGTTGTATAATTCACCAAAGTTCAACACATTAGGATAAGATTGAGCTAAAGCTCTTTCGTATGCTTCTGCATAATTTACTGCTGCCATAATAGGCACCTCCCTTTCAATATTTTTTTTTCATACAAAATTGAGTTCGTAGCCAATGAAATGGGCTACTACATACTCTCATTATGTCTTTCGACATAGTTCTGATTATGTAGAAATATTACCCATCTCATTTACTACGAACTCATATAAGTTCGGATAGTCCCCAAGACATATCTATTTCTACTATTTTATTTACCATTATTATATGATAAACCAAAATAGTTGTAAATAGTTTTAGGATAAAATTTTTAGTTTTCTTCAAATGATTTAAAATATTTTGCTACTTTATGTTTTGGTGCATCAATGTCGTTGATAAATAACTTAGACATCTCAAAACAAAACTCTTTGACATCTAGTCTTTTACTTTCAGGATAAGACTTATAGTCATTGTAACTCATATTCATACATAGATAATATTTTAAAACTTTGTCAGCAGAAATCTGCATTTTTGTTAAAAGTTCTTTAACATCTGCCATTGAGTATACTTCACCATATGGTTTAAAGCTTCTAACTATTTTCATTGCTTCCATCTCATCAATATAATATAACTCATCTTCTATAATGTCGTCATATTTTTGGGATAATGAATGGTTAATCTTTCCAACATCTTCCAATAAGTCACAAAGAATATCTTCCAATGTCTCTTTACTCAATTTAGATAAGTCCATTAGTTACTACCTCCTTCACTAGCAGTTGTAGCTGCAGTTGATGCAGAAGTAGGGGCAACTGCAGAACTTTCGGGTAAACATTGTAAAACTTTAAAATGTGATGGATTAGAACCATAGATAATTCTAACTACTCTGTTTCCACATTGATTTTTACATATAAACCTCAATTGGTCGGCCATCAGATTATTTCCAAGAATGTCTTGAACTGGTATACTCGTATTTGTACCATTTATACTGATTACTACTGAGACTGGAACATTAGTAGTTATAGCGGGTAAGGCTATAGGTAAAGACAGAATAAATCTTTGACAATTGCTTATAGACGATACACTAAAACTAGTATTTATTTGGAATATAGTAGTACTCACATCATAATCAGTAGCTCGAATAATGTTATCACAATTACAACTCATATTTACACCTCCAAAATAAAATAAGAGCAGATGGATGGTCTGCCCTTTAAAAATAAATAGTATTTTCTACTCTACACTCTTAAAGAGCGGCTAATTAAAATCCACATCCACATCCGCATGTTCCATATCCATAAGATTGGTATGGAGATGCAGTAATGTATGCAGGTATTGGGAATGGTCTCAAAGTATTTGTTATGTTAGCAGTTTGTGATAATTGAGAAATTTGGAATTGAGCAGATTGTAATTCTGTTCTAAGTTGATTGATTTCATTTTCACAAAGTTTGTCTAATATTTTTTGAGTATTAGCTAAACCTTCTGATTTTAAATCACAGCAGCATTGAGCCATTTGTGCTTGTAATGTATTTCCTTGTAAAGCATTGTCATATCTGCTTTGTAAAATCTCTTTTTGAGTTTCGCAGCAGCAATTTTGTTGATTGGCTTGTACTTGTTGTAAACCTAATTGGTTTGTATATCTACTTTCTAAAACATCCCTTTGTGTTTGACAAGATGTAGTAGATACATTTTGGTTTGTGTTGAATATATCACGTTTGATAAATTCGTCTGAACCTAATACTGCATTTGTAGCAGTACCGTCATTTCCAAATAAACCGTTTCCTCTAAACATAGAAGCTACGATTAGAAATACGATTACCCACCAGAATTGACCTCCCATTCCGTCAGCGTAACCATCACGGTTATTTGTTAATGCTAAAACATCACTAGCAGATAAACCTCCATGTTCCATAACTATCTAACTCCTTTCTATTTTAAAATATTTATGTAATGTTGCAACTATTACCTTCCTTGTGATTTTATGGCTTGTTCTAATTGAGATTTTGTAATTCCATATTGATTACATAAATCAGCAATCTTCTGAGCTCTTTCTTCATCGCTTTGACTATTTACTAGATTTGAAAAAATTGTCTTTTGATTTTGACTTGGTAACATTCCCATTATCATTGACAATGGATTGTTGCTCACTGACAACTGGCTTAATAGGTTCTGTATGTTCATTCAACCTCATCTCCATTTCTCTAATTTTCATTTCCAAATTTTCAATCTTTATGTCCTTCTCATCCTTTGGTAAGATGATACCATATTGCTTCATCTCCCCATCTGGCTCTTTAACTGTCAAAACTCCATTTTTCAAATCAATGAATGCAGTTTTATTCTGCACAAAAATATCAGACGGATTTTCATTCGTAAACTTAGCTTCGAATACCGGCTGATTTTGTGTGTTAATAATGTTATTGATAGGGGTAGGTTGCATATTTTGATAAGCTGCTTTCATTCTCTGTAAATCTTCTATTTGTCTATCAATTCTTTGTAATTCAACAGGGTTATACATATGCTTTCTCCTCCTTGTTATTTATTATACTTTTATTATATCAATATAAAAATAAGATTGTTATTCGGACTATGGGAACTTTTTTAACAAAAAAAAAATAAGAAGAGTTATACTCTTCTTAAATTCCACAATAGAGTCTCATTGCAAAAGCAATTTTCTCTAAGTGTTGAGCTATTCTGGGTCCTTTCATGTCCAATAATTTGGAGATTTCAGCAAACGTTCGACCCTCTTTAAATCTATACTTGTAGATTAAATATTCTCTATTATCTCTTTTCTTAATCTTCTCTTCAAACTCCAAAAGTTTATCATCTAGTTCATTATATTTAATGAAATCCAGAATGTCTTGGTATTTACTTGGCTCATCTTTTCTACTCCAAAGATATAAATCATTGACGTTAGCTTTTCCAGTCATAATAAATGCTCCAAATATTGTAAATACAATGGAGATTGGTAAACTAACTTTTAAAACTGTAAATAAGCTAAACAATATCAATGAACTCCAAACTAAGCACTTATACCATTCTTTGAAATGAAGAGTAGTGCCAAAACAGCCTCTACTTATCATGAATACAAACATAAGAATAAGTATATTGACCATTTCTAATCCTAATGTTAAACCAATTAGAAATATTAAGGCTGTCTCAGCAACATTGAAGATTATAGCTTGAATAGCTTCTTTGTTTACCTTCATACTACTCACCGTCCTTTACAGACCATAACCAGAATATACTTGGCCACATAAAAATCACCTCACTTTATAAAATTATTGTAATATGTTGCAACTAACATACCAATGTTTATTATCGTAAACAATAAATTAAATACTACGACGTTTAAACCTCTAAAAGTAATTGATTTCATTTTCTTTTTAATCTTGTCATTTCTATTCCGATATTTTCTGTAGACTTTTTGTATGCAATTTAGCTTATAATTTAATGCTAACAATGGAATAAATAGCAAAAGTCTATTTGCTATACTAGCAATGACCATATTCACATTAAATGCTACTACGCATATAAAACTACTAATAATTATTAGAATATAACTAATGACAAATATAAACACATCAGTTATTTGGGCTTTGTCTTTATATAGCACTTTTAAAGTTATATAAACTATAATCATGAATAGTATATGAAACATCCAATTGTAAGCAAATAATGACATCAGTAACAAATACTCGATTATCATTATTATTGTAAATAGTAATCGTTTAGTTCTAATGTTTTTGACAAATATCATAAATAAAGAAATAAATATTGCCTCAGATATTTGTCCTAATAATAGTATTTGTAAAATTTCCACTAAAAACGCTCCTTTTAGTATTTTATTATAAAGCTTTAATAGCTTGTATAGGTAAGTCTATTCCATCCAATGATATAAAATCAATAGTCAATGGAGAAGTAAATATAAAGTATGTTTGTGTAGCAACTACTTTTGCACTAGTTATAGTTTCGTCAGTTTTTATAAATTCGTATATGTGTCCAGAACATCCTAAGTCATCTCCCATAACTGTAAGTGTATTGTTTGAATTATATCCTGTAATATATATTAGCCCTTGACCAGTACTTGAATTTTCTACAATAACATTAGAATAGTCTTTTGTATAGTCTGGAGTCACAGATAAGTCTACTTTAAAGCCTATAATAGAAGTACCGCTCTCTAAAGCAGATAAGTCTACTAATTCATAAGGCAAACTTCCACTAGGTAATGTGCCTTCTACTCCAAGTATAGTTTCACCAGCTTTTATTTTATCTGCTGTAAGACCAATAGCATCAGCCACATCAGCATATTCTCCATTAAATTCCATATTCAAATTACTGTCTAATATTTGTTTAGTAGTATTTATTGTATGTATTTGTATTCTGTTGTTTTCTGTATCATTAGTTACACCACCATCTACAGTAAACGTTCTTGAATTTGGAAATAATGGTAATGTTCCAGTAACTTTTTCTCCATTTACATAAGCTGTTTTGTTTAATGCAATATCACTAGCCACAGCAGTAGCATCGGAAGTATCTGTATCTGTTTCCAAAGTACCTTCAACTCCTAAACAGGTTATACCCTGTTTAAGATTTTCTGGTTTTAAGTTTGTGTTTTTATCTTCTAATATATTATTTAATGTTTGTTGTAATTCATTTTCCATTATTCAACACTCCCTTCTATTTGTTTTGCTGTATCTAATGCTGTGTCATATTCTTCTTGTGAGATTGGACTTTCTAATGTACCAGTAACTCCAAATATTGTAACTCCTGCTTTTATATTTTCGGGTTTTAGATTAACATCCCCTAAAACTCTCCCTCCACTAGTATATCCCTCTGGGATAGTTTGGTCCTCAGTGGATGGAGTAATTTCCAAAGTACCATTATTTGGCATAGTACCTATAATTCTACCACCCAGTCCATATCCTGTTTTTCCAGATAGTATATCATCTGGAGAAACGGTTGAATCAGAAATAAAAGTATACTTTCTATTATTTCTAACTAAAGATACTAAATTTTGGATAACGTCTGATGACACAACTAATGTAGAAGGAGACCCATTTATTTTTCCTATGATACTAGAAGTACACCCATCCACTATATTAGCAGTAATCTTATACAAAAGTGACTTAGTATAATTTGATAAATCAACGTTATATAAATAACATAATCCTTCTGTATCGTCATATACAAGTACTACATTATCTGCAATCCATTTGCATTGATATAAATGTTCTGGGTTTTCAAAAAAATTCAAACTAACTCCGTCTAAATTAGCATAATCATAATCACCACTAATAGGGTCGTAGTAAAAACTTTTCAAGCTACCATCAACAATTGCATAAGTATTTAAAAAGTTAGGAATTATTTGTTCGGACACAGTTTCTTTCGTTATGCCAGTAGAAGTTTTACGATTTATTGAAGTCCTGTATGTATTATCTTTTCTTGTCCAAGATACAATATATATATCTTTATTGGGTATATAAGGATTTACTATAGCATATCCATTACTACCAAACATAGGTGCAGATAACCTTTCAGAACGATACTCGCCAGTCTCTAACGGTATAGCCAATTGTGCATCAGCGTTATATTGCGACCTATTTCCAATACTATGGTATAAGTACATAGGATAAGACCCTTCTATTTCAAGTAAAGCAGCTGCTGCACCAATAGAAGCACCAGATAAAGTCAATCTTGTTTCGTTAGTTGCGTTTACAGCCTCATTGTCGTAAGAGTATATATATAAATAAACATCATATGAACTATAGTGTGGTGCAAAAATTAAACATTTATTAGGGTTATTATCTATGCCAAAGCTACTTACTTTTAAACCATCAGTTAGGTTAGTATGCCCAGCAAGGTCAATGGAAGTTTTTAATACATACGTATCATTTTCTAGTACATAAATATTTACGTAAGGCTTTGTATAAGATACTACAATTTTGCCATCACCAGAAATAGATTTCTTTATACTATCATCGTTAATAGGACTTGTTTTTGTATCAAAATCAGTTACAAAACCTTCGTATTCAGGTATGATATTTCCTACAAGTTTTTCACCATTAACATAAGCGGTTTTGTCGTTTATTATGTCATCTGCTGTAGCTGTAGCATCGCTTGTGTCTATTCCTCCACCTACTTCTAAACTTTTTATTTCTGTATCAAAATTTGCAGCAGGTATTTGTTCTTGAGTACCCTTCTTTTCTCTAATAGCATTAGCTACATCTCCAAGAAATGTACTTAAGTTTGATATATCAGCCATCTAAAATTCACCTCCCAATACATTTGTTACTTTTTTATCTATGTCACTAAGATATGCTACTTGCTCAGTTGTTGTTTCATCTCCAACTTTAACAGTAGCGGTTATTGTTCCATCAGCATTGGCAGATAATGCAGATTGTGATGTTCCTGCTTCATCTTTCAATGTGAGATTTTTTCCATTTTCTATCTCCACATCTGTTGATATTTGTTGTGGAGCTTCACCATCTCTTTGGACTAATCCTAGGTCCTCGGATGTTTTATTTCCATCTAATATAACCCCGTTTATTTGAGGTTTATTAGACAACATAGAGTAATCTGTAGTTCCACCAGAACCTCCGCCTCCCATTAAATCGGTTAGCTTAAGGTATGTACCATCTGGCATAAGAACCTTGTTTGGAATAGCTTTAGCTAAATCAAAAGCTTTAGAAGTTGAGGTTACAGGATTTCCAGCGAAATCAGTAATTGAACCATCTTCTTGTAAAACCTTATTAGGTATAGCTTTTGATAGATTGTAACTATCATCTCCCATAATTCTACCTCCTTTATAATAAAATGATAAGGTAAAATGGAGAATTTGTCAATTATTATTGAGAACCATTTTACCTTTAGGATTAGTATTTTAATTTTTGTCCAGGATAGATTGTATAAGGAGAACTGATACCATTTAAACTAGCAATAGTCTTCCAATTAACTCCAAGCTTTTGACCTATCCCTGACAGAGTATCTCCAGAAACTACAGTATAATATCTACTTTGAGTACCATTGACAATGTCTTGTACTTTTTGGTATCTATCACCCAAAACAGTTTCTCTAACTGGGTTGTTTCCGTATTTACCAGCTTTAACTTCTTGAGCTAAAGTATTAGCATCTGCAGAAGCAATATGATTTATAAAATCCTGTACTTCATTATATCTATCTCCCAAAGCAGTTTTTCTAGCTTCACCATCACCGAATTCTTTAAGCATTACTCTGTATGCTAAATCTAAAGTAGTGCCAGATGGGGAATTGGTGGTTGGAGTAGATGTAGATGTTTCTGTCGAACTATTTACATTTCCAATTAAGCCTGGAAAATCGACATAAGCATAGTTTGTATCAAGATTTCCATTATATCCACTAAATCTTCCAGCAGATGTAAATTGCCATAAGTGAATATCGCTTCTCTTATCAGCACTAGTATTTAAGGCTGTTTGTTGACCTCCACTGGTTGGCCATTGTGCTACCCATTTGTCATATGGAGTTAATTCACTTCCATTTAATTGGTTTTTAAACCAACTTTCTGAAGCATATACTCCAACATAATATCCACTTTCTTCAACTATTCTACAAAACATAGCACAGATTTCTCTTAATGTTTGGTTAGAAGGCATACCGTTTCTTGACTTATAACCATCAGCATCCTCCATGTCAAACCAACATCCATATGAATATTTGTCTTTGTATGGGTCAATAGCATTTAAAAATGCTTCTGCTTCTCTTCTTGCTCCAGCTACATCTAAGGCATAGGAATACCAATAAAATCCAAAAGGAATTCCTAAACTAACACATAGGTCAGCATTTCTTTTGAATTTAGTATCAATTGTTCCCTGTGTACCATAACCAACTCTAATTATTACAAAATCAATTTGTGATTTTAGAGTAGCTAAATCAATGTCACCCTGATGAGCAGAAATGTCTATTCCTCTTTTTGCCATCATTCTCCCTCCTCTATCTCATAGTTTCTTTCTAATTCACCATTTCCTAGATTTTCTTCCATTTACTCTTCACCTCCATATTTTCCGTAGGTTGCATTAGAAACTCCTAGTAAAGCTCCTAAAAATGCGTCGACAGCTGTAATAGTTCCAACTACTTCTTCGCCATAAGGTAGTCCCCATATTTGAGCAACTGCAAAATATAGTGTAGCAATAGCAGGAAGAACTATTAAGGCTATCCATTTCAATACATCATATACTTTGTTAGACATATTTCTCACCTCCTCTACACTATATTACTTACATTATTTGACTTTGATTAAGTCCTTAGCTAAAAGTTTATGCTTAAATTCTCCATTAGACACAAGATAGACATCTGGATTTTCTGGATATGTTTGAGTAACAAAAAATTCCATATTTTTCTCAACTTCAGTTACTTCGTTTCCATTTTGGTCAGCCATAACTTCAGTTGCAATTCTTACTTTGTCTGCAGAAAGAAATTTATTTGTTGACATAACTTTATTATTGTTAACATTTGAGGTAATATCACTCATTGATATACTTTCCATTTCTCTTCTACGCATAGAATTTACCTCCTTTTTATAAATTCTAGGTCTTTATTATGAAGTGTAAAAGTATATGTTAAACATTCTATAGTAACATAACCATCACTTCTAACATGTTTTACAGTATATAGATAGTTTTTAATCCCGTTGTGAATTCTACGTCCAACTATATCATTCCCAACGTTCTTTTTAATTTTAACTCTATCTCCAACTTTCAGACCATCATCTTTATCTTCCTTGTGAGCATTTTCTACTTCAACATGCATATTTTGAACTTCTTTTGGTAGTTCTTCTTTTGACATGTCAACTGTAGTAGGCTCAGAATCTGTAACAGTAATTTCTCCAAATAAATCTTTTAAAACTTCTTTTTGGACTTCTGGAGTTTCCTGAGATAAAGTTTCATTTGTTAGATTTTCTACATTTTCAACTACTGGTTCTTCAGTTGAATTTCCATCTCTTCTTCTAGCCATTGAAACCTCCTTCTGGACCAATAACTTTAGCCCTTCTTAATCTTCTACAATCTTTACATCTTTTTGGTTCTTTGAAATTTTTCTCAGCATACCATTTTTGGTCGTCAACTGTGATAATAAATTCTTCTCCACATTCTTTACAAATTACTTTCTTATCTTTCATTATAATTTTCCTTTCCATTATTTTTCTACAGGTTTGATTGGAGTAAATCCAAAATTAAATTCTGGTCCTTCTTTTTTACCTTTGTTTCCAAGTAAAACATCTGGGTCTTCTTTTAATTTGTCATTAACCCCCTTAGAAACTCTTTCACTAAACAATGTATTTGTTTTATCTATCTCATCTGCATAGTTAGTGTCAGTAACATGTTCTGGTTTAACAAATTCCAATATAGCTTCTGCATCATAACCTTTATCTTTGATATAAGCTCTCATTTTCTTTTCACGATTGATGATAGCTAATTGATTTTTCATTTCTAGATTAGATTGAGCTAATTTGTCCATTTCTTTTTTATATTTTTCAGCTTCAGTCAACTTAGCATTTTCTTCAGCTTCTTTTTGTTTAGCTTCCATCTCTTCTAAAATATTTTTTCGGATTTCATCTTCTCTATTAGCTAATTCTGCTTCTCTCTTTTTCCATTCCTCTTCCTTAGCCGCATTAGATTTCTCTAAAGCTTTTTGTACCCTCTTATCAAATTCTGCTTGATATTTTGGGTCTTGTAAAATTTCATCAAAAGTCATTTCTTCACCATCCATCTTTTCTCTTTCTCCTTTACTCTTTATTTGTGACTTTCATTATTTTTAGTCACATTCATATTATATAATTCTTTCCTTAAAATCTCAATGTCTTCACATATAAAACCTGGTGGATTGATTTGTTCGAAATAACATCCGGCTGCTCCTTTATGTCCTCCACCCCCAAATGTTTGGCAATATAGACCACAGTCAATATCTGGCTTATTAGAATATACACTAACTTTCCATTTCTCACCATTAAAACATTGAGTGATACAAACATCAGATTTATCTATCTCATCTCCAAAGAATTCGCTATTAGCATTTCCGAGAGTCAAGATACAAGCTTTGACATCTCTATCAGTTCCAAATAATTTACCACTTAGAGTTTTATGGAACATGTAATTATCTCGGAATGTCTTTGCCCACTGATTTCTGTATGCTTCATAATATCTACCAATTTTGATATAGTTGTGAACATCTTTGGAAATATCAGCCATAAGAGTTTCACTCAAGATGTTGGACACAGCAAGATTTAGTCTTTCTGCCCCTTTTCTATATTCACTGTCTAATTTCCAAGTGTCCCAAGCGTCAACATATCTCAACCATTCTGGAATTTCTTCCATGATTTTCTCATAGGTCCACTCCTCTACTTCTTCAGTATCGACTGCTGTCTCAAAATATAAATAAGCTAATACTGCTCCACAATATTTTGTACTACGAATTCCTTCACAGCATACATCACTTTGATTGTATCTGTCGATGGCAGTTTTATGATGGTCGCACCAAATTAAATGCCCGTCATCTCCAATTCTCTCAAGAATTTGTTCATATTGGTCATTACTCAATGAATAATCAGTAATAACAACAATGTCTCCTTCTTGATAATTTTCAATAACGGGTTCTTTATCATAGTTGAGAAATGTTATACTTTTTCTTTTATGATGAAAATATTTTGATACGATATAACCAGCAGCATAGCCATCTAAGTCGTTATGTGTTAGAATATGTACCATGATTTCACCTCTTTTCTTTTAATTTTAAATGGCGCCGTGCACAGGATTCGAACCTGCAAGCCCTTTCAGGCCAACAATTTTCAAGACTGCTTCCTCACCACCCGGACACACGGCAAATAAATGGTGGGCAGAGAGGGTATCGAACCCACTCGGGTACAAAGTACGCCAGATTTACAGTCTGGACCCGCTCCTTACGGGGCTACCTGCCCATATGGCACTCCAATAAGGACTTGAACCTCAACAAACAGTTTTGGAGACTGTTGTGCTACCATTACACCATTGGAGCATTCAAAAATGGTTTCCGGACCTAGACTCGAACTAGGAATATTAGGTCCAAGGCCTAATGTGATACCATTTCACCATCCGGAAGTGTGGGGCCGGGCGGCTTCTATAACCATTCCTCGAGTGCTCTTCTACTTTTGAAGTCATTTCTCTGTGCACACAATACTCTGACATTCGCAGGTTAACCCAGCCAAAATTTGGAGCTCTGTACTGGATTTGAACCAGTGATACCAGTTTTGCAGACTGGGGCCTTAACCATCTTGGCTAACAGAGCATATGGAGCTCACTCTCGGATTTGAACCGAGGACCCTCGCATTACAAGTGCGATGCTCTGGCCAACTGAGCTAAGCGAGCAAAAAATAAATAGGGTCAACCGGACTCGAACCGGTATTCCTGGTCCTGGTTTTGGAATGTAGCTACCCCGACTCTACCCATTGAGTTATAACCCCATTTATATGTACGAGGTTTTATTGTTTTCACTGAGTAGAGGTGCCTCGTCTTTATACTCTACCAATCTCAGGAGCTACCTGAGCCTCTGGTTGCGGGAGATGGATTCGAACCATCACCGACTAGGGTATGAACCTAGTTTGCGGCCATCGCTTCCCGCCTAATATGGCTGAACTTTTGCAATAGCATAACGAGGAACGAGTGGGACATCTCCACTCCAGTCCAGCAAACCCCGGTTCTTCGTTCTTCCTTTTCCAACAGAAAGGATGTGTTTCTTATGCCTGCCACCAGGAATTGAACCTGGAAAATCTATTGACCGTCAGGAGCGATAGTCAATAAATCTCGAACCTTCTTGGCAGGATATATAGGAAAAAGAAGCTACCGCTATTACTGTATCTTTTTACATCAATTCACTACACGTTTATTAGCGTTCTTACATATTGACAACCTATATAGGAAGCAGTCCAGCTCATTTTCCCTTTCGGGTGTGGACACTAACTACTTTTATTGTAGTCAAGTCTGGAGAACCACCAGCAATAGATTTTTGAAAAACCTGAAGAACTAACAAGATATAACCCTCGACAAGCTTATTTTGTTTTCTTCGATTTTATTATATCAGAACCCATGTAAAAAGTAAACAGAATAGCCATAACTTTTCCAAATTATAATTCTAACTCCTCATCTATCATTCTCTGAGTTTCTCTCTTAACTCTAGCACGATTGTATCTAGCATTATCTTTCTCCAAAGGAATTGTTATACAATCATCTAAGTCAATATTGAAATCTAACTCCAAAGATTGAGTCTGAGTAACTTCACCATTTCCAATAATAGCTATACCCATTTTATATTCTCTAATCATATTATTAACTATCTCCTCATGCTCTCTTGGCAGTGAGTGCATATAAGCATGAGCCAATCCATTCACAACTGAGCCATTGTCCAAATTGGTCTTTCCACCTTCGCTTCTGTGTTTTAAATGATGATATGTCATTTGTTTAGCTAACTCTTTTATTTTTCTTCCAGTATATCTCTTTTCTTCTTTGTACATTTTAAAAGTTTTGATAGTTCTGAGAGCTTCTATTCTCTCTTCACAATGTGCTTTGGTGAACATACACCCTTTACCATATCTACTCTCTAATGCTTTACGTGCTGCTTTGTTTTTCATCACATCATCTCCCGAAATTATTCTTTAGGTTCGGTCCATGTTATCTTTTTAGTTTTTCCCTCTTCTTCCTCATCATCAACTTCGAAGATAGTTACTTGTTCACCACCTTCTAATTTTCGAGAAGTAATTCTTGCACGCTTAACGGATAAACCTTTTCCCTTATATTGTTTATTTTGCTCAATATCATATTGTCTATCTGCTATAACATTGCCATCCTCATCTGTCCACCATTCAAATACTACAAAGCTACATCTACAGTTATAATGGGGCATAACTTCAGGAATGTCAATTAGCATTTGTCCTTCTAATGGTCCACACACTTCACAAACTTTCTCATCTTCCATTGTTTTCCACATAAAGTTAATATGTAAATATTGTTTGAACCAGCCATCATCAGTTTCTACTTCCTCTGATGGTTTCTCTTCAAGTACTTTTTCTTGTAATGCTACCATTTGCTCTCTAACCAAAGTAACTGCTCTATTGAAAAATACTCTGGTCATTTTCTTAAGTGATTGTCCTAATGTATTATTTAAAACATTACCATAATTTAGGTTCTCTTTATTTGAAGCATAATTCATAACATTAGCAAATGTATACATATACCAAATATCCCACATGTCTTGCTCATAAAAACTAAAATTCTTCATACGATGTGAAACAGTATCAGCCACACCATCTTGGAATGGAGCAAGCACAGGATTAGGTGGATAATAGTCTTTAGCTACTTTCTCATAAAATGATTTAATTTCATTCTCATCGATAACTTCGGTGAGAAGAGCCAAAGCCCTTAACTCATCGAATTGTTTTTGATTTTTGACTTTCATTGTGATACCAAATTTACTCGTTACTTTCCTCTGGTACTTGTTTGTCAGTTCCTCCGTCTTCTTGGTCGGTGTCATTATCTCCTGGATTTGTTCCTTCTTCCTCGTCTCCATTTTCTTCATCATTTTGGTTAATTCTGTTTGTAACTTGTTCCATTGCTGCATTTACTTCGTCCTCCTTTCTCTTCTTCTCTGTCTCCCAGTCATAACCCAATTTCTCAACTACAGTTTCTTGAGATAGAATTCCATTTAATTTCATCATTTGGTCAATGTTCTCATCTGTCATTGATGGCAAGTTAGTACTCATATTTATTGTAACATTGTCCATTGTATATTTTGTATTAAATTTGAAATTGATACGGTCCAATAACATTTTAAATCTCTTTCTAATTAAATCTTGAATTCCCTCTCTAATATCTGCAGTTGTGATACTCATTACATAGAATTTACGGTCAATGGCTGAAGCGTTTAGGTCAGTCGAATTAAATGCTAAATCTGAAGTATTAGGAATACCAGTCATTTGGAAGATACTGTCAACATAATATTTAAGCATTGTTGTTACTTCATTGGCATTAACTGGTTTAGTCAACCAATCGGCATCTCCACCTTGCTCAACATAGAATGTTTTACCAGATAAAACATAGTCATCTTCTTGTTGTCTTGCTGGATTTAGTATCATGTCTGGTTGGTTTGGTTGTCCTTTCTTTGGATTAGGTATCATAATCGGATTTTGAGCACGATACCCAACAATTTTCATCTTACAATCAGTGTCATTATACTGATACGTATTTCTAACATTATTTAATAAATCCTGATATGCTGTAATAAGTGAAGCACATTTGTCAATAATACTAAAATCAGACTCATAAACAATAACTGGAACTTGACCCCAATTATGGTCCTTCTTTTCTTCCAATTTTAATGACCTCTCAGCATTGACATTTATTTCAGTTCTATTTTCTCTTGAGTATACTATAGTTTGATTAGATAAATATACTCTGTACCAATATTTTGTTAATGTGTCTTCTTTGGTCTCAAATGCTGAGACAACAGCTACTACTTCTGGGTCAATAGCATTATTCCAAATAGCTACAGTATTTAGTGCATCTAAGTTTAGATATTGTAATTTGTTAAACTGATTTTCCCAAACTCTCTCATATGTACTACCATATAAAAGTGCTTGTCTTAATAATAAAGTTTCTTCTACTGCGTCATCATTATCTGAGGCTAATGTATTTATAACATATCTTAGCTCATCAGCCATTGTCTCATCGACACCCTCACGACCAAAAATAGTTTTACCAATTTTCTTTTCTACTTCACTCGAAACATCTACGTCATATGTGATGGGTCCTGATAAATACCCTGTTGCTGTATCAACAATGAATTTCTCAAATAATATTTCCAATTTATCTTTGTTGTCTTTTTGACCATCGTCTTCAAAACTAATTCCACGAGAATATCTTTCCCAAAGTCTTTGTCTTTTACTTAAGACTGCGTCTACCTGGTCAAATAAGTCGTTCTTGTTAATTTTGTCAAAATCATCATAGATAATAATCATATCTTACTTACCTCCCTTAAAATAATTTGTAACAATATCATTTATAAAGTCATTAGAAGCGGCAATTATGTCACAAACATCTTCATGATTAAATTCTTTCTCTTGCTGATTGTGACCATACTCCCACATCCAGACATGTGCTAACTCATGTTTTAATGTCCTAATCTTTGTGAGATTATCTACCCAATCTAAAAGTCTAATTATTCGGGTATGATATTCAGTTTCTCCAATAGTTGTAATCTCATCTCCAATAGATGGAACTTGGATTATTTTCCAGTTCTCTCCATTGATTTCAAACTCGAATGGTTTGACTGAGCTATTCACTTGTGTCATCCAGACTCCTCCTTTCCACAATTTCATAGAATATATCTTCTGGTAAATCAACAAAACTTAAGGGCCAATATCCACGAGAAACTACTGCCCAAAATGCATGAGGCATAATGCTTGAATATTTTGTATTAACCCTTAGGGCATATTTACCAGGTTCTTTGCAATTTAATAACATTTCAAAAGACTCTTTTGGGTCTCTTCTTATAACTTTAGAGTATATTCCATTTTGGAAATCTTTATCTATCATTTAGCTTTCTCCTTTCTGAAAAGGAAACTCCAATATTTGTCCAGGTTTAGACTGAGGCTTTGGATGCTTTTGGTCATAAGCTGATAAATCACCAGACTCTAATATTTGTCCGGTTCCAATAGTAAAACCCTGTGTCTGACAGTTAGGACAATATAACTCTTTTAGCCAAACCTTCTCGTTCCAAGTACCAATATATCTATAGCCACACTTTATGCAAATTAGCTCTCCCGTTAAATGAGGCTCCATGCAGTCTATATCTATTACTTTACCCATATTAGAATAACCTCCTATCTGATATTCTCATATTTGTATGGTTCCAATAATCCTCAGTAGCATATCTTGCAGCATCTCTTATGTGGTCATTACCATCTGGAAGTTTAGTTGTCACATTACCATATTTGTCTCTTGCATATTCAGCAGTTGTGAATTCTCTCCAAGCATTAGGACATCTTGCTGGGTCAATATAAATATGATTAAGTTCTTGAAACCACTTAGTTCCTAATTCTCTTGAATTTGGTCCTTTCTTTGCTTCTATGGTATATAAACCAGCATCTGTTAATTCGTCGATAACACGTTTGTCAATTTCACATGTTACTGGACCATAACTATGCCATACTTTAACTACTCTGTCATATATTTCTTGAGATTTTAATCTGTAATCATACATCTCATTTAAAATATATAAGTCATTGTGAGTCTTATCATAATACATGTCTACATATGCTGTTGGGTCAGGTGCATAACCAAAATCCAGTCCTCTCAAAATATTATCAAAATACTTATGCTCTCCGTCTGGGTCATAAGTATATCTATAAACATTTGGATAGACTATAGCATCTGGGTCTCCTGGTTCTCCCATTATAGTATGTGCAAACTCCTTGGGTCTATGTTCTTTCATGTCATTTATTTCTTCCCATATCTCATCGCTAATTATTTCTTTTGGTAAATCATAAACAGTTGTATGCTGGTAATAACAATTCTTTCTTGTTCCCCACTCAACATTAAGATGGTGCTCAGGGCTAAATGGAGTATTAAATGTAAAATAAACTACGAAATTATTTCCATTTCTGAATAGTGATAGCAATACTTGACGAATAGCTTTAGGGTCTGTGAACTCATCTGCTTCTTCAAACCAAATATAAGCAAAATATGATTTTATCAGTTTTATAGATTTTATTTTTCTGAAGTCGTCTGGTTGATTTAACATTGCAAATTGTATAACTTGTCTGGTTCCTTTTCTTCTAATCTGTAATGGTGAATAGACCATCTCAAATTCTGACTCTACTCCTAAATCATATATAGCATTTACAAACTCATTAAATACTGAGCTTTGTAATGTATTACCAAATTTTCTAAAGGCGATAGCTGACTTTGTCTTAGTTGGGTCTTCTAACATTCCAGTAATAATGCTTCTTGCTGTCTCAACACTTTTACCAGAATATCTACCTCCTCTAAGATACCTTCTAGAGCAATTAAATCCAGGCAAGTGCATTTTCCAATACACAGATAGAAATATCTCACTTAGTCTTTGTATCAATTTATTTCCTCCTTTCCTCACGTCGTACAAGATTTTATTATGTTAACTACCTCTGATTGTAATTATTTTAAATTTTAAAGCAGTTAGATTTAATAGATAATAAATTACCTTAGTTTAAATATAAAAATTAAAATTGACCCAGCCTGAGCTCAAATTGATAGGTCTCAAATAATATTTTTAATTATCCTGGTCCAAATTTAACTCATTATATTTACTTTCAATGTCATCTATGAAGAATATCTTCTCTGTTCCCTCATTTTCCGCTTCTCCCATTAGCATTTTAATAGCATTTATCCTTTCAGCGAAGTTAGGAGTCAGTTGGACAGGTTCTGCGTCTTTTCCAACATAATCACGTCGAGTGATTTCACCTTTTGCTATTTGTTCCAAAAGAACTTGTAAATCAGTTTTAGTCAAACGACGTTTAGGGCTATCAGTTAGTCGACATCGTCTAAGTACTTCTTGTACGTCAGGGTCTTGAGAGATAACATATTCTCTTTCTGTCAATTCACGTTGGTCTTTATTTAGCCATCTCTCATGAAGGTCAGCTACCATTTGTAAATCTTCAGGATTTTCATTTTCAAAACCTAATTGCCTAAAGTGATAAGTTACTAATTCTAATGTAGTCATCTTTTCTGTATTGTCATTTGAAGTTATTTCATCGGCTTCCATCAGTTTTCCTCCTTTCACTAGCAATTATTTGTATCAGTAAAGATATTGTCTGACATCACTCAAAATATTGTCTAATTCTCTCTCGATGTAGTCTTGACTTAAATAGTGTTTTCCACCTTCTAAAAACTTACCTTCGAGATTAGCTTTCTTGTAATCTTCATCAGTAGCTTTTGTGCCATCAGCTTTTAAGTATATTTGCTCATCATCTCTGTAATAGATTTTGTGATTATATATTCCTCTATATAATTCACTCAATTCTTCTATGGCACATATCAGTTTGTGACGGTTGACTACCAAATTGATATTCTCTATGTCATTCTCGTCAAACTCAAATATTACTTTTCCCATATTACTCATCTCCTTACATTTATATTATCACACTTTTTCCAAAAACGAAATAGACTTTGGGATTTTATTTTCAGAAGCGGTTTTAAGTTACCATAATATTGACCAAACAAACGTAGCAGGAATTTTTTCTAATTTTTTAGATACCTCGGTTAGATACATAGGTCAACGGTTTATATATCAACATTTTTAAAAAATTGGTATTTATCTCAAAATCGAGAAATAAAGTTAGATACCATAGTTGGTTACCTTCTGAACCCCTTGGTATTACTCGTTTTTTAAATTTTTATAGTATTTATTTTTTTTTAATATATTAACTGTATTAGTATAAAATTAAATATAAAATAGAAACTAATTGCTAACAATATGTCGAATTATAGCCTAAAAGGTAGGAACCATCAGTTGGTTACCTTTCCAATTTTACCCCACCCCTCAAAGTCAGTGATACCAACCGGTTCCGAATTCACCAAAAGGTACTCAAATTAAATTTAAAGTTGGATACCAGGCCAAAATTCATTATAAATATCATGTAAAAGCACTCTTTTTCAAGATATTTTCAGAGTGCTTTTTGTAGAATTTCTTTAATTAAATCTGAGTAGTTTTGCCAGGTAATTTGAAATCTCCATATTGTAGTTTGTTTACATAAATTCTCAAATTCCTTCCCTCAAACTTCTTTTGGATGAGTGTCCAGTTAGATGGAAGCTTCTTTTTAAATCTTGTGCTAAAAGCTTTTTGTGTTTCTATTTTGGAATCGAAATTTCTTTGGCACCATTGTACATAATCAGTGTATAGCTCTTGAGCAAATACTTGGTTGAGCCATCCTAGGTTTTTATCACAAATTCCCATATCTAAGTCACCGCCATTTTCTTCTATCATATATTCTAGAAATTGTGATATTCTGTCTTTATTCTCCTCAAGGAAGTCTTCTTCTAATTCTTTCTGTTTGTCTAATTCGGTTAAATCTCCTCTGGCTATTGCTGCTCTATAAGCTATTATAGCTTTACTCATTAAATATCTTAGACCATTATGTCCTGGCTCATTTCTCATCTTATCTAATAAAAATACATCCATGTCAGCTTTTGTTAATTGCATTTCAAATGGAACAAAGCTAAGTCTTCTAATCATACCCTTTGTGCTATCAGCTATTCTTGGTATTTCGTTGCAGCACATAACAAATTGTGAGTTGGGTTTCCATAAAATTGGGTCTTTATGTTTTATGTTTACCTCAATATCTGTTCCATCTATTAAACTTTTAAATAAACCAGTCTCTCTTAGTGTTGTGATACCAACGTCGTCGGTTACATTTGCTATTCCCTTATATACATTTTGTAAAGCAAAGTTGTCATTGATATTAAGTATGTTAGCTGATGTCATTAAAGGCCCCATAATTTCTCTCATTAAATCCAAAAGTTTTGACTTACCATTAGCTCCAGAGCCATAAAATATAAATATTTTTGGTAATTTTTTAACTGGTGCTAACATACATCCTAGGGCTTCTAAGATTACTGTTTCAACTTTAGGGTCAAAACAACTTATTTCTTTAATAAATTTATATGTGGTTCCTTCAGGTCCAATAACTTTTCCTTCGGCATCTCTCTTTGGTGCTTTTTCTTCGACCCACTTACCATTCATTTTATCTAATTTGGCTTTATTTATTAACTCTTGGCCTCTCTTTTCATAATCGGCTATCTCACTTGGTGTCATAAAACTAAATGGGTAAACTATGTCGGTTACAATACTTCTGGTCATTTCTCGAGTCTCATCTCTGAGGGTTGAGACTAAACGGTCCTTACATACTACATATTCCTCAGACCTTTTTACTTGATACTCCCTTTCTGTGTTCAAAATTATCACCACCTGTTTCATGATTTCGTCTATCTTCTGGGTTGTTATGTTATTTTCTGAGTATTTTCTTTGCAAATATCTTCTCAGAACTTCTATATAACTATCATAATGTCCTAAATCTTCGTTGAAGAACAAAATCTCACTGTTGCACATCTTGCAGTTCCAGGTTTCTATCAAGTCTTCTGCTTGCACTAATATTAAAGGCTTTTCTTCTTTACTTCCTACTTTTAAATCGTCATATTCTTCCTGTCTCGTTGCTGTTGTTAACTCATCATCACTTAAAGACTCACCAAATACAAATCGGTTAATTAGTCCACTTGCTTGGTGATATTGCTCCCAGGTAAATTTAGCTTTTTTACAAAACTTTGCATATTCATGATGGAACCAGTTATTTCTCCCCGAGCCATCACCTGAGGCCATTCCCAATGCCTGTGACAAAGTTTCTCTGGCTGACTTTGGTGCATGGTATAAATAAAATGGTGCATAGTCTAAATCATCATCGGTTACATCCAAACTTCCATCTTCAGCTCTTTTCTTATCAAAACCAATATATTCTTCGGGTCTATCCTCATCATGTAATCTTATAACCTGACAATTTATCTTCCTTGGTTGGTCAACTCCTACTCCCTTTAAATCACAATCTATACCCAACCAATTAGGTCCACTACCATCACTGATTTTTCCACGCTCAGTCTTAAACATAAAATGCGCTCCACGAGTAGTTGTTAGTCTCTTACACTTTAGTCCTTGGTCTTTGACGATTTTATCCATGATAGCGGCCAACTCGGGTTTATCAAAATCAAAAAATACAAATCCTGGATTTACTCTTCTAACATAATTGCAACCTAGAGCTTTTATTTCTTCGTATGTAAATTTTTTGTTGAAGTTAGGTTGTTTCTCGATTGACTTACCCTCACGGTCAACACTACCAGTCTTTGGCAAAGGAGAATACCAATATTGATTTTTACTTGTCTCGGATTTTTCCATAAATCATTTTCCTCCTCTGCTTAATTTATTTCTTTGTTACAAATATTCCCTCAAAACTATCTGATACCTTTCTTCTTCTAATTGCATTGAGAATAGCAACAACTAATCTCATTCTTATGCCACGCTTGTTTTTTCTTTTAGAGTTTCCAAATACCATTGAGTAATGCGAACGAGATATGCCCATTTCCTCTTCTATTGCTGCATTTGTAAAACCACATTTTTCTACTTCTTTTCCAAGTTTATCTAAGTCAATATAAATAGCAGTGTTAATTAACTCTATGTCTTCTTGAGTTAATGCTATTTCTTCAGTTTTTAAGTGTAATCTTTCCTTTAATCTTGCATCTAATGCTAGTATGTCAAACCATGTTATGTCAATTTCTAATAGGTTTTGTTCAGTATTATTTTCCATCTTTTAATTCCTCCTCTAATTTTTGTTCTTGATACTTTTTGGACCTGTGTCTGATTTCTCTGGTTGGTGTCCATTCCCAAAGAGATGGGTCTTCACCGGCTGCCAGTCTATCTTTCATTTCATTATAAGCATTATTCCAAGCAACTCTCGCAACTTTAAATGTACAAGGGTAATTCTGATTGTCAAACATATGGTTAATATCACCAGTGAAAAACTTAGATTGTTTTAAGTCTTTAAAGTGATACCCCATACAAATTAAAGCTCCAAAGCTTGCCCCTTTCTTGATAGTCAACAGCTCAATATTTAAAACGATACCTCCCTCTACTTTTATTCCCCATTTGTCGGTTACTTCGCTAAGCATTTGGTGTAATAAAAGTAAATCAAAGAATAGGTTATATGGAACTATAGAAGCTCTCATATTTACTATAAGTTGTCGATGGTTTTGTCTTTCTTGTATAGGTTTGGTAATTTCAAAATCTAATAAACACTTCCCTGCTGAGTGATTACCATGTGCTCTAGTTTGTTCTTTAAAACTATAGTATACTCTGTCTGTCTTTAGTGCTTCTTCTAATGATTTTTTCCATTCTTCTTCATCAACATATCTTTTTCTAAGTAACTGTCTTTTCTTTGGTCTTCTAAAATATAGTTGGTCAATTCCATCCAGGTCATCTTTTTTAATTAGCACTGTTACTCCATATTGTCTAAACTTATCTTTCTTTAGTGATATGACTACATCACTTAGTCCATATAAGCAATCCCTATAATTTTCAAAAACATAATTTTTTGGTAATTTCTCAATGTCCTTTGGCCTTTCCAAGTTGTCATATTTTGGACCCATTTTCTCATCTCCTTTCTAAAACTGAATATCTATTCCAAGCTGAGACCCTTCTTGTGAATAAAGTCTCTAAGCTGATTGTTTTCGTTTTCCATATCATTATAATCTTTTTCTATTATTTCAGAATTTTCAATAAGTCTTCTAACTCTTTTTGATTTAATATCATAGTTCTTTTTTAAATTTTCATAAGCTTTAATTGCTTCTTCCATATATTGTAAAGTTATTCGTTTTTCCATTACCAAATAACCGCTTCTCGATACATTCTTTAAAATAAACTATAAAGTCCATTTCTTTTTCTTGTGTGTTAATCTCCCATTGTTCACATCCGGGAGTAACATCTGTCAGTCCTGTTCTGATAATTTCTGGATGGTGACAATATCTTTCACCCCACCAAGGTTTCCAGATAGAACTTTCATAATATAAACAATCTTTACATTTGACATCGTCTCTTATGTATTTTGGTTTTTCTTTGTTATCCATTTAATCTTCCTCCACCCAAACTGTTTTGTGATATTTACAATTCTTACAATCCCTGTTGCATTCTAATTTTTGCTCTTTAGCTAACTTATCTAAGGAGTTATACCATTCTTGGTATCTTGTGCAATAAATATAACTTTCTTTCATTTTGCATTCTCCTTTCTAAACTTTACATAATAATTTTACTATAAAAACCAGAAATGCACTGATTGTTAAAATCGAGTGCTTTTTGTTAAAATTTTTATAAAATTATAAAAAATTATAATAAAATGAGGCACCAGGCTGACCATATAGGCAATTTAGATTATTGGTTAATATAATTACCTTTGTTAGTTTTACTCATTTTATATGACCAACCTCGTTACTCATCTATCTTAGTTTTTGGTCAGTTACTTTACCATCTATAATATAATTTCCAGTTTCTGTCCTGGGAGTATATATTTTTCCTCTTCTTTTGAGACTTCCTCTCTTTCTTAAAAATCCTTGTAACTTCATTAAAGTTTTGTATGCCTGAGCTGGAGTAAAATCTTGGAATTCGATTTTGTGCAATATGTCATTTATTCTTTTGTCATATTGTGAAATCAGATCATTGTTATTTTTGGATTTTTCTTTTTCAGAAAATACTACTCCCTTTTCTTTATTTACAATCTCCATTAGAATGTTGTTGGAAGGTCCTTTTTAAAACAATGTAAACTTCCACAGAAGTAGATTAGTTTTCCAACTTTCATCTCCAAATTCTCAGCTACATATTGTAATAATGTGATAGCCATCCATATGTCATATGGGTAATGTTCTCCAAAGTCATTACTTCTGATGTTATAGATGATGTCTAACTTTCCATTTTGGTCTGTAATAAATTGGTAATACATTGAGCAAGGAATTCTCTTTACTCCACCTCTATTGTCGCTATCTAATGTAGAATTATATATCTCTATGATAGCCTGACGTGAGTTAGGGTCATTCTTTAAAACATCCATTGTTTTTTCTAATTGTGTTCTAATTCTTTCATTGTATGTGTAACTAAATTTTCCATCATGTACAAATTCGTCCCAAACTGGTCTTAGTTTATAAGCCTCACCAGGATTTACTTCATCTGGACAAATCCTTTCTGCAAACTCAGCACGACACCAGTCAAGTGATAGACCATTGTCCAAAATCATTTGGTCTTTATCACTAAAATCTAATATTGAATAACTATAACCAACTAATTCTTTTGTGGTATAATCATCTAAACCTTCGATGTTTTTATCTTGAACAGTTTTTGTATGTTTGATTATACCCATTTCTTGTAGGTCTCTATGAACCTCTGACATCATTTCTTTACAATTTTGATATATCCTCATCTTGAAATTTCCCCCATTCTTTATCTATTCTTTCTTGAATTTCTTTCCATTCTTTCTTCAATCTCACATCTCTTTTATAGTTTCTCCAACTTAAAGGTACCATATAGATTATATATAGTATTCCAATTATTGCAAAGATTATAGCCCAAAAGATTTTTCCTCTCAATATGTCGAATATAGCGATAGTGAATTCTAAAATTGTAATCAGAATGGTAATTATAACATTAAATCTCGCCATCTTTTTCCTCCTCATAAAGTATTGCTACTGAGAAAACCGTTGTGTTTCTAGTATTATCAGAAGAAGTAGAATATTTTAAATCTAAGACATTCTCTGGTTTTATTTTACTTAAGAATTGGTTAACTTCCTCGTCTAAAACAGCATTATAAAGTGCCCAGAATGTTCTAATTTTCATAATCTTTACCTCCTAATAACCAGAATTTTGTCTAAACCTATTTACTTTATTCTTACGAGTATATAAGCTATATATGTCTTCCTCAGTATTTCCATTAGCTGCAAAGCAATTTAATAATGAATAGAAGACATTTGTTAATTGGTCATCTACTTTGTTTAGGTCAGTTAAAACTTCATCTTGTTTCCAAGGTTTTAGTTTTAAGCAATTACCTAACATTCCAAGTTGATAGCTAACTTCCCAATAATTTAATTCTATGAAATCACTATATACTTTTTTCTCATAATGAGAATATTTTTCTTTTAACCATTCAGCGTCATGTCCAGTGATTATAAGTAATTCCAAATAGAAATGTAATGCGTCAGCCAATTCTTCTGACCTATGAACATCGAATTCATTTCCTTGTTCATCTTTAATGATAACTGAAGTCTCAGGGTTTCTGATACTTTCATAACTTTCTGCTACTTCTTCGTTTATTCTGTTTATAAAGTCTTTCATCCATTTTTGAGTTTCTCTAGTTTGTATGCTTTTAAATTCTTTTGGCATACCTTCAATCTCTTTATATTTCTCATAAACCTTATATTGTCTCTCATACATGTCACTAAGCCATGTTTCTTTGTTAAATTCATCTGCTTCATAGTCTAAAATATTCGTAATAATCTCCTCCTATCTTAATTTTTGAACTTCTTTTTCTATAAGTTCTAATGATTTCTCAATACCTAATTTGGTAGTATCAAGTTTTATTTTTGGCAATGTGCTCATCTCAAAGACTTTATTATATCTTTCTTGTAACATTTTAATTTGGTCCTCTTTGACAAAATCTTCATTGCATTTTTTAAATCTATCAGCAACAATTTCTGCATCAGTTTCAAGTAAAACCAACAGTGTGTTATGTCTTATTGCACTTTCCATATCTCTTACCCAATTTTTAAAGTTAGGGTCAACTAATCGGTCATTTCCACGTAAAATAGAATAAACAATTTCTGACTGGTAATACCTATCCAATATGAAAACGTGATTGGGGTCTATATTTTGTGACATTATCTCAATATCTTCATAGATTTCACAAATTCTTTTAGTCTCTTCGGGTGAATTATCTCTTGGTTTTATCATATTTTTAATAGCTATTCCATATTCAAATCTATTTTTCATATTTTCAATGATTGTAGATTTTCCAGATTTGTCAACTCCTTCGATTATTATTCTCATTTTTCTTTTCCTCCAAACTTTTTGTTATTATCATTTGAGATGTTATCATGGACTTACCTAATTTGTTCATATTTTCAGCTAATTCATTCATCTCTTTCCAGACTTTTTCTTGTATATAACCTTTCCATTTTGCTTCACAAGTCATACCTAATAAAAATCCAATTATAAAAGTTAGAACTGATAACATTATTCTTCTCCTCCATACTTTTTAATTTTGGCAAGAGTTGTTTGCCAGTCTACTTCCGGGTCTTTCTTTCTACCCTTAGTTTTTTCTTTTGGGTCTAATACATAAGCTATAATAGCTTTTTTAGCTGCATCCACATACCAATCTAAATCAATCCAATCCATAACATCTGCCAAAGTTTTATCTTGGATGTTGTCATTGATAATCATGCAGTGGTCAGGTATATCTGGTAAATTATCTAAGTTTTCTTTTAATCTGTGTTTCTTTTTGACTTTTCCATATGACGTATCTTTAGTTGGAAATATTCTGTTGACTGTATTAGCACATTTAACTAGTCCTTCTGGTTTCTCCCAATAAACAGCTTCATATGTGCTTCCAACCTTCTTGATATTTTGTAAATCACGTAAAGGAGTGTCTAAAGGTATTTCTAAGGGTTTGTTATACAATAAGAATTCGACTATCATTTTATCTAATATTCTCAAGTGATTTCTCATTAAGTGTTGAACTTTTCTAGATGAGTATTGTGCTACATCTCTACCCTTAGTATGGACTGAACCTCCTTCCTCCAATAATATGTAATTGTTTACATCTTTTTGGAATATCTTATAAGCTACAGTTTTTTCTAGTTCTAATCCAGTTCTATCCATCCATTCTTGTATAGCCTCATCACATTTTTCTTTATCATATGGAATGATTATGATACCGTCAGTATTACTTTGAACTAATTTACAATATGGTTCTAACTTTTCAATTAAGTTAATCAGTAATAATTGGCCTGAAACACACATATTGTTATTGTTTTTCTCATCAAATAGCTTACTAAATTTTGATTTCATACATCCCGATATAGAATTTATTGTTAACTTTAAAGCTCCAGTCTCTCCTTTACAAACTTTTAATTCTTGTTTATATTGTTTATTATCTGGGTCTTTTTCTAGTAATTTTTTTAACTCAGCGGTTCTGTGTTTGTTATCTAATCTTCTTTGGACCAGTTGGTGAAATCTCTCTGGTTCTTTAATTCCTCTTGAGACAAATCCCATTTTTAGCATTAGGTTTGGGTAATATGATGAAACATCTACTAACCACATCTCTCCAGAATACATGAAATTTTGTAATGCTCCATGTAAACCGCCTATTCCTAGTTTGTGCTCAACACCAGCAACCATGATAGGTTTAGACTCGGAATAAGGTATTTTTTCACATTTACTAAAGAAGTCAACTGCTTCTGTATATTTCTCAATAGTCAAGGGTATTATACTTGGGTCAAAAGGTGTTGTTCCATCTTTAAAGTCTTTGAACTCAGCTTGTAAAATTTCTCCACTTAGTTGTCCATTTGTTTTAGAAACATAATGTTTTGGTAAATGATACATTCTAACCAAATTGACTTTACTCATTACCTGTTGTAATTTGATTTTAAATTCTTCATATGTTGCATCTACGTCATCCTTGTTATATTTAAAAACTAATGCAACTTCTTCCTCAGTCAATGGTCTTTGTATTGTGAAGTCAACTTCAGACTCATGAATTTCTAATCCCAAAAATCCTTCAATTTCTTTTAATGATAAGAACATCTGGTCTTGCATAAGGTCTAAGTCATTGATGATGGTATTATAAAGTTTGTATTGTCTCATAACCGCACTGCCTTTTTCATCTTGAACAATTTGGTCAGAAGCTTTTTTCAAATCAATACCTGTTACTCCATTGATTATACATTTAGCCATAATACTATCATAATGAGTATTGTTGTGTCCTACCCAAAGGTCTTCTTTATGTCTCTCATAAAAATCTCTAAACCCATGTACATCATTGTGAAATCTATAATAGTTGTCTCCTTCTCTAAAAGTTACCATCCAGTCGAATTTGAAAACCTCAAAATCGTAAATCAATATTGACATTTTTTTTCTTTCTCCTTTAAAATTTTATTATGAGAAAAGGACTAGCTTCATTTAGATAGTCCCTTTCTTTGTGTGAAATTATTAAATCTTTACATCAACATAGCTTTTATTTTGGAAACCTGATTTTGATGTACTTAGTTTTAATGTTAGTCCACGTCCTTCTAATTGGTCTAATTGAGATACATATCCAGAAATTGTAGTAGCATCTAAACCTAATTGTCTTAGTTTAGTAACACTTCTAGATAAGGCTTGAGAAGCTTTTTCGGCATCTCCATTTTTATCACCAAACATTAGATAGTCCCAAACATGGTTTGGAATTTCTTCTAATCCAAATTCAATTTTTATCATTGGGACATCATCTTTTGATTTTGTCCATTCTGCAGATATAATTTCTGCATTATAACTACCATCTGGGACGGTTCCAAATGAATTGGCATTTCTTTCTGCTTCTTCATTTCCTCCCATTTCTTCAAACATAGCATCTAATTCTTTTAAATCTTCGTCCATTTGAATTCTCCTTTTCTAAAATTTTATTGAGTTACTAGGTTATCCATGAATGCTTGATAGTCATTAGGGATTTCCGTAGATTTTATCTTTATTCTGGTTCCTCCAAACTCTTCATCAACGTGTCTGATGTGTAGTTTGTATTGTTGACCGTTCTTCTCATCACCAACAATGACAGCTCTCATAACTATAGTCATAAGTCCCATCATTTTATCTTTTAGTTTTTCTTCAAAAGCTGGTGTATAATAAGTGATTTCTCTACCAAACTTGTTCTTTTCAACATTGATAGCTTCGTGAGAAATAAAAATTACATTGTCACATAGGTTAGCCAACATTACTATTTGCTCCCACATAAAACTTCTTAGCATAGCATAACCTCTGTATGCGATTTCACTTTCATGTGATACTTTGTTATCAGCATACCATTTATACTTGATGTAGTCTAAAAGATATTCTGTTGTATCAACAACTAAAGTTTCAGGAAGATTTTTTCTTAATTCATTTACAGCTTTATCTAAATCACTGTATGATTTTATTCTATAAATGTCTTCCTTTGGGAATAGATATTCAGCATTTCCATCTGTTGACAAAATTTTAGCACCTTTGAATTGACTAGCAAATGTAGTTTTTCCATTAAATGGTGCTCCATAAATCCATATTCTCATAGTTCGCTTCCTCCTTTCTTCTTGCGAAAGTCTAAGTATATTTAATGACCCCTCGTAGGTCAGTAATGTCACAATAGGCAGTTGGGCTATATTCATTGAATATGACTGCCTATTGATTATTACTAGGTTATTATATAATAACCCAGGTGAGATGTAAACAGTTTATTGGCTCTTTTTATAAAAAATTTTTACAAAAAAAAATAGTCCACCTGAGACAGTGAACTATTTTTTGTTGCCATCTATATATTTTGCTTAATTAAGCATCAGCTTCAGTTTTATCTTCTTTAGCTACTTTTTCTTTTCTAGATGCTCTTAATATTCTGATAGCTTCTTTTTCTGTTTTAGCAGTAATAACATTTTGGTTATCTTCTGTGAAATAACCTGGTTTTAATTCTATAACTGCTTCACCCTCTGTGCTGTGAGCTTTAGCTACCTTTCTTAATTGTGATTTTGGAATTGTAAATTGAATTTCTCCCATTTTTCTTTCTCCTTTCAAAATATATTCTTATTTTGTTTACATTGTAATTATACCATATTTCTGGAAGAATGTAAACAGTTTGGTCAAAAGTTTCTTATAAATCTGAGAATGTGTCAGTCTCTTTACAAGCAAATAGTACGGTTTGTTCTCTTAACTCTTTATCTTCTATACTAGCCAAAATAGCTGAAATAGCTGTTTTTGCAGCAATTGCTTTGTGCTCAAAATTTTTACATTTATATTGGACATTAGCTCTGTCTGCATAAACTGTAACTTCCAATTTTGGGTTCTTTTTGTCTTTTTGATACTCTTTTTCTAATTTTGAAGCTTCTCTCATCATTGAAGCAATCTCTAAGAATATGTCATTTTCTTCAGAATGATTTTCATGGAATATCTCATCCAATAATTCTTCTAGATTTTTCTTTGCCATAATTTCTCCTTTCTAATACTCAACCGATGTACGAATTGAGCTTTTAACATTACTTTCTTTTAAGAATTTGTTATATATCTCTGGCATTTCTTCTTGAAGTTTCTTGGTGTCCACCGTTTTTCTAACTGAACCTTTAACATAAGTGAATTTTAAACCGTCAATAGTAACTGAATTTGTTTCCAATTCCGGAATACTTTCAAATACCTCTAACAATTTCTTCTTGAAGTCATCTTCCATCTTCTTTAATTCATCTTGTAATTTTAACATTTGTTTATATTTTCTAGCGAAACCTTCTGGAACTAATGCTTGTGCAACAGTATCTAAACTGTGTTCTACATTGTCCACATTTCCTAAAGGTACTTCGATGTTTCTAGGTACTATTTTTTGATATTCATCCGCTGTGTATAGATTATTGTCCTCGTAATATTTTTCATCTAATAGTCTAACGTTGAAAGTCATTGCCCACATGGCTAAAGTTTTCTTCTCCATGATTATTCTCCTTTCTTTTCTCTAGCAGCTGCTTCACGAGCTGATACTACTTCATAATATTCTTTTAAATTTCTTTTTTCCAATTCGGCATTTAAAGATTTCCAGATTGGAGTTTCTTCCAACCAAGCTCTTGGTTCCATTTTGGCTAATTCAGTAATATCATAAATTGGTCTTAATAGTTTGTCTGAGCTATGGTCAAGTACAAATAATTCAAAGGATGTTTTGTTTTTGTAAACATCTCTTTCAAGTTTCAATAATATGTTAACTAAGTGACTGTTTTCTAAATCTGATACTTCTTTACCGTCCCATGTTTCTTTGTATAAGAAATATATGTCTCTATCTCTGTCATCATCCATTCTCAACATATCTTCTTCACCTCCTTCTTCTTCAAAAATCTTTGGCCAAAAATCACCTAATGTTGTCCTTTCTGATAAAATTTGTCTTTTATAATTTTCGTAATCTAGAAAGGATGGTCCTATTATTTGTGGTGTCCAGATTAGTTCACCTCCACATTCTCTGTCCATTCTATCCCTCCAGTTCAATATTTTTGGTTCTTAGGTTATCGATACATTCTCTATAGTATGTAGTATTATGCTCAGGATAGATTGTTCCAGTGAATTGATACATTTGTGTGAAGTAATCGTCAATTTCTTTATATGTTAAATTTCTTTTTCTTAGTGCTGAACCAATTTTTTGTAAATCTGGATGGTAACCCCTTTTAGTCATTTCCGAATAAACTTTATATGTATATCCAACCAAGTAACTTTCTGGATGTGTGAAAACATAATCAACTATTCTGTGTTTTCTTCCCCAACCATTTCCTAGTAATGCTATACATTCTCGCCATTGACCAAGTAATTGTTGTCTTGGTAATTTTGGAATTAAATCTTGGTGCCAAAGTCTCATATTTTATACCTCCTATAAATAAATTGGTCTACCACCTTTTACTTCACCACAGTATGTTACTACGATGTAGATGTTATTATCCTTAGCTTTTGCTATACCAATGTTGTATGACCAGTTTGTACCTTCTGGTGAATAATATGCTAAGATGTCTACTTTTGGTATTTCACCTTTAAAGATATTTCTTACTTTTTCAGATTGTTCACCTTTTAATAAGTCTTTCAATCTGGAATACTTTATCTCCATATTATTTACCTCCTAAGTTTTTTCTTAATTATATTATATCAGAAATTAAGACAAATGTAAACAGGTTTTTTGAAATTTATCTAGAATTATCTAAACGTGAAAATTGCCATCAGTGATGGCAAAATTAACTAAGGTAATTATATTAGGTAGGTTATAAAAGTGATTATATGGCCAACCTGGTGTCTCTCGATTATATTTTTGACCAATAACCTAATACTGTTTTGTCTTTTTTGTTTTGACAATCCCAACTATTATATAGTGTGTTATTCTTTATGCATGTTAGATGTCTGTTCATTTGAACGATGTATGTACCTTTTCCAAATTATTTCTTAGTGTCTACGTTCAAAATTGCTACAACAGTTAGCATGTCAAACTGAATAGATGTTACAGGATGTCCATTATATAACATATTCTCAACACTTTTAGAAACATTTGAGATTTGTTTAGTGATTTCAGGTCTTTCATATAACTGTTCTAATATGTCACTCTCAATCTTTCCAAAATTACTAACTCTATAAACTCTATTGGCATTTAATTTGATTTTGATTTCCATTATTTTCTACCTCCTTCTAAAACTTTAAAATATTTCATATTGTTTTCCAATTGTTTTTGGTTTTCTTCTCTTTGGTCAATTTTGAATTTACCATAATCAACTATGGTTTCCATCATGTCTTGTGTATATACTAGAAGATTGAATAGGGCTTCATCATCGTTAATGCAGTCATATTTATTTCTTCTTAGATTTTTAACCCAACCTTCAAATATTTCCAGGTTATAATTTAATTGGTAAATAAGATTAAGTCTTTGCTGGTCATCTTTTAAGATAGCTTTAACCTCTGCTCCAAATCTAGGTTCTCCAGCCTGAGAAAGTTCTAATGTAACTTTATGGACCATTTTTCTTAATTGTGATAAATTGACTTCTTTGGAAACTTGAATAGCCAAGTTTCTCATATCTTCATCTTTCATTGAGTATAAATCTATTTGGGCCATATATGGTATTAGATGACTGTTGTTCTTTCTCATATTATTCATCTCCTTTCAAGACATTCACTAATTCTTTAAGTGTATCTTTCAAACCATCCATTGTTTCATTGAATTTCTCTTCCAAATCAGTTGTCCTTTTACTTCCATATTTTAATTCATATTGGTCATCTACTTCTTTCCAAG